TTAGGCAATTTTATCGTCTCAATTTCTTTTTATTCTTCTTTGACTTCCTTACCTATTATGGTCACAAATTTATTCCTTTCTATTTCATTTTTGTTACCATAAATTCTATTATTATGTTTTTTATTTTTATTACCTTTTTTGCTCTTATGTTTATTTTTTTTTATTATTTTTATGTGACGATAAATATTTTTCCTCTTTTTCTCTCTTTTTTTTTTTTAGTAGATTTACAATTCTAATTTTTCTAATACAATTCTAATTTTTTCTAATTCTCCTAATTAGAACTCTAATAGAACACTAATTACAATATTACAACACTAAATTTACTATTACAATTCTATTTAGCAGAAAAAAAGCACTTAAAGACATATTTATTTATTTTAATATTATGTCTAAACCTTGTAATATTACAAACAAAAAAATTATTAGCTTTTATACTCAAAATCCTTCCGTTAATTTTGAAGCTGTTAATCTTATTTTTGTTGAGTTATTTGAAAAACTTTTTGATGATATGAATTCTGCTATGAATTCTACCATTAATTCTCAAATTCTCTCTACTGTTAGCGACATTAAAACCGATTTTCATTCATTATCTTCTTCTATGTCCAAATTAAATTATGATATCACTAACTCTATTTATATTAAATTTCAAGAATCCAAGAGAGATTATATTGAAGATATTAAAAATATTGTTTACAGTACTTTCTCTCAAAATACTGATAAATTAAATTCCCTTCTTCAACAACACAACTCTCAACTTATTGATAAAACTACTTTGTTACTTAATGACGTTATTCCCAAATCTAATCAGGATTACTATAAACAACTTGAAACTTCCATCTCTAATTTTCAAAAATCTATTGACCATGATACTCAACTCATTTTAAATGCTGTCAATAAAGATGAATCTCTCTCTACCTTTATTTCTAACTTTGAAACTAAATCTTCTAATATGTTACAACCTGTTTTTTCCTTTATTTCTTCAAGTGAAGAGAGAATTAATACACATTTAATTTCTATCAAAGATCAATATAATCAATCTGTTCAAGACAAAATTATGAATGAATTATCTGAATTCTTAGGCAAGTATAAAAACTCTTCATTTAAAGGACAATTCGGAGAAAATCAATTAGAACACGTATTAAATAATATGTTCCCTTCTGCAGAAATTATCAATACTACTGGTATTAAAGCTTCTTGCGATTTTAAACTTAATCGCATTAATCATCCTACTATTCTTTTTGAAACCAAAAATTATGACCGTAATGTCACCATCGATGAAGTTAAAAAATTTATACGAGATATTGAACAACAAAAACAACATGGTATCTTTTTATCTCAACATTCAGGTATTACATCCAAACAAAACTTTCAAATTGATATTATCGGCAAAAATATTCTTATTTATGTTCATAATGTTGACTACAATTCTAATATTATTAATATTGCTGTTGATATTATTGACTCACTTTCTCATAAATTATCTGAACTTGATGAGGTAGATAACGAAGTATACATCCCTAAAGACACCTTAGACGAAATTAATAAAGAATATTCTAAATTTGTAGAGAGAAAACTCTCTATTATTGAACTTTTAAAAGATTTTCATAAAAAAATTACTACTGAAATTGAAGATATTAAATTCCCATCTCTCTCTAAATTTATCGTTTCCAAATGTGGCTCTATTTTAAATAATGAGCATGAAACTATTTTATGTAATATTTGTAATGTCTTTGAAGCTACCAATAATAGAGCTTTATCTGCTCATAAAAAAGGTTGTAAAAGAAAACATCAATCTTCTTCTAATATTGTTATCAATACTGATAAATAATTTTCTCATATTTATAGTTCTTTTTTTTCAGTTCCTTTTTTTCAGTTCTTTTTTTTCAGTTCTTTTTTTTCAGTTCCTTTTTTTCAGTCAGTATTTTATTATTTACAAATTTGACAAACAAACGCTATTCTCGCTCCATTACTAAATGACTCGGGTTTATGAAGTAATTCTCCATCAAATATTACTATTTTTGTAAATAATTTCGAATCTTCTGTATTTACATCTATCGTTTTTATTTTTTCATAATTCCAAAATGTTTCTTTATAGAATATCAATTCACCTCCATGACAGTTTGTATTTAAATATATTATAATTGTATAACTTTTACTCTTAAATTTACTACCTATATCATCATGAATTGCAAAAATACTATTTATTATTGTGTCATCAGGTGAATTTGAATATATAAATTCTATACTCACTCTATTTTCTTTTTTTTCAACATTTATATTATGTTCTTCTAATAGACTATATAATTCTTCTTCAATTAATTTATATTGTAAATAAATATATTCTGTATCAATACAACAAGATAACCAATTATTAACCTCTGATTTGGATTTATTTACGTTAATTGATGTTGTTTTACCACTTTCAAAATTAAATTCACTCATTATATCATTATATAAATACATAAATGATTTAATAAAGTTATTATTATTACTCTTTTTTAATTCTATCAACACTTTTTCCATTACTTATTTTTATATGTTAATAATATTCATTTTTTTCTTCAATTTTTTTTTATTGACTACCACCTAATATATATACTACTCCTTCTATACATAACTCGTCCCACTCTTCTATTATTGTCCTTTGATGTTTTCCATTTAAAAATCCCCCTATAAATATTCCTGCTCCACCACCCTCTTCATACCAATCATTTTTTATCCAACATTTTGGATATTTCTCTAGCAACTCTAATAACCATTTATTATCTGCACCCCATCTACTCCATAAACTTAATCTTATTCCATTTTCACCTATGTAGTGTATATTTAAACATTCTTTTGGTATATTTTTTTCTTCAAACTCTTTTTTATATAGTTCAGATAGTTGTTCAGAATCTGCTTGACAAACCAAGGTTATATTATTCCAACAATCATTTGGCATATATTTATCCTTAATATTTTAAAAAAAGGATTTTTACTTGTCGATTTTCTATTTTTTTGGGATCATTACATTCTTTTTTCTGACTAAAAATCCAATATATTTTAATTACTTATTGTCAAAAAAAAATTGATCTATTCCTTCCTCGATTTTATAGTTCCATTATTTTGACCAACGCTATGGATTCTAATTCTCATGACGATGATACTATCTATCATTTTGATATCGGCACCGATAATTGGTACTGTATTGAATGCGGTACTAAAGAAATTACCATGATCATGGTTCGTGTTTCCGAATATATAGTAATCGAAGAAGGTGAGGAAGATTCGTTTTTTCAAATCCCTAAATACTTTATTTCTCAACCACCTTTACTTTGGGGAGACCGTGGCAAATGTTATTGCTCAAACGGATGTTTCATGCGTAACCCACGTTCTTAACTTTAATTACTTTCTTCCCATACTACTTTTATTGGTGTTTCCCATTCTTCATATGCTATTGCTTTACTTGTTGGTCTCTCTAATGATAATAATTTATCCAAAGCTTGTTTCCTTCTCTCTAATGGAAACATTCTTTTATCTAACTTTCTTGAGTAAAACTTCCATGCCCATTCAAATTTTAATGCCTCCGGCCATGTTGGAAACCCTTCTATATGACATACTCTTTTCCACGTTTCACCCTTTTTTACTTTTATACTTGTTGCTACTGCACCACCTTTTATTTCCATATTATGTTGTCTTAATCTATGATCCAAATCTACTGTTGCACCTACATATGTGTTATGATTCGTTGATTCTAATAAGTATACAAAATATTTACTCATTATAATCTATTTTTATTTTAATCTCTCTATTTCTCTCTTTTGATTCGTTTTTCTATTCTTATATGAAATCCTTGAAATATAGAAATGATTATACACTTTTCAACATACTGATATGAGAATTAAAAAAAGAATAAACGAGAGATTTTGAGAGAAAATAAATAATAAATATGATCCTTGTATTTTAAAATTAATTATGAATTAATCTCTCTATTTCTCTCGTTGATTTTGTTTTTCTATTCTTATATGATATTCATAGATTTATGATTTTACTATACACTTTTCAACATACTGATATGAGAATTAAAAAAAGAATAAACGAGAGATTTTGAGAGAAAATTATTATTTTATTTATTTAAAAGTATTTAAAAAAATAGGTTGATAATTTGTAAAATGAGACTTTTTACTGTCTTACTTACTAGTCTTTTTACCCTTGCTGTTGCTTCTAAAGACACGTGTGGAGAGATTACACCACAAAATAATTGCATTAATTTTCAAGTTGGACCAGGAACCGGATGTACATGGATGTGTCAATATTGTCAAGACCAATTAGCTACTACTAATTATTATTTTACAGATGGTGTATGCAAATATGAAACTGGAGGATGTGCAGGTAACCCTATTGCAGGTGTTACTTACACATGTTGTTCCAATTAAAAAATAAAAATAATTTATTACATATTTTTATTTTTTTATTATTATTTTTTTTTAAATCTTCATATTCTTTGCGACTTGTTGCATTTTTCTCATAGTGATTGCTAATGAAAATCCACTATGTCCACCTCCATATTCATTATTTATTGCTGTCATAATTTCTTCTATTAAAGGGTTAGTATCCCACATAAACCCTCGTCCCTTTGGCGGCTTATACTCTTTTAAAAATTCCCATTTTTCTAATTTAGTAATTGCATTATAAGCAGTAGTATACATTTCTCTCTCATGTTCAGGACAATTATCAAACATCGTGGTCATATTTATACATATTTTTTTATTTCTTTAAATAAGATCAATTTTTTTTAATATAATAATAAATTTATATCTTTAAGTTTTTTTTCATTTTATTTACACCCATTTATTCAAATATTAATTTATGAAATCTCTCAATAACAAACCCTTCAATTGGATTTATATCTTTATTTAACATTTCAATAATTTTTAAGTAAAATTCTTTTGGTCTTTGTAATATTTTTTTTTTGGATACTATAAATTGAGCACCTGCTCCAAATTCGAAATTCATATTTTCCTTTCTTTCACCAAATAGTTTTTTATAAGTTTCTATTAATGGTAATCCTGGATGACGTATACAACCATTTAAATTACAATTTATAATCGATTCACTTAAAAACTCAAAATCAATATTCAATTGTTTACTATTAATATAAAGATTTAAAATAGGTATTATATTTGGTGAATGGTCAAACGGATTTCCTTGTAAAAAAATTGTAAAATCTGCTAAATTTTCATAATTATCATAAATATGTTTATAATATGTGTGACCCTCTCTACCAACATTATTCAATAAAATTTCATTAAAATCACCTGTTAATGGATTTCCCTTGTTATAAATAATTTTATTTGAAAAAATTTTTGTCCACTCTAAAGATTCGTTATATCTTGCTATTACAATACATACATACATATACTATTATATTTTAATTTTTGTTTAAAATTAACTTTTACACCTTTGGACATTTAAAATGCTAATTATAAATTTTTTTTCTAAAAATTGCTAAAGTACTAAGTAGAAAAAAAATTGAAATACTTTTTATGTTTTAATAAAAGACATAAAATATATCAAAGTTTGAGATTTTAAAATGACTACTGATTGGCTATTGAGAGTTGGTGACGGAAAAAACCTTAAAAACTCTTCCAAATATAGAATTTGGGGGATTTCTTCAAAAATTTATACAAATAAACATTTTCTAAAAAATGTTAAACCTGGTGATAGATTATGGTTTGTTAAAAGCAAATCTCAAGGTAAATTGGTTGCTGTTGCGACATATCGCTCACATAATTTTCGTGATTTTGGACCTCTTATTGATATCTCGTTGACTAATGAAGAATTAGGGTGGTCCGGAAGTGGAGAAGATTGGATTGCTGATATAGAAATTCATTATTCAGACTTGTATGGATTAAGTGATTGTGAACTTCTTACCCACATAAAAGGTGCTGCGACAATTAGAAAATACGACGAAAAATGTAGAGTAAATTTGGCATTAGAATATAGTTATATTGTGCGGTATACTCTAGTTACTTTTGGATTGTAATTTAATTAATAATTATAAAAAAATAAAAATGAGGGAAACCTCTTTTTTATTCGGCGTTTTAAATGTCCAAAGGTGTAAAATAAAAAATATTATTTAAATAACTACCTACAAACATCTAGCTAGATAATTACCTTTTTTTATATATTTACTCCTTAAGCCCTTCCACATCATTCCAGTTTATAGCAATCGGATTACCATCTACCATACCATCTATTATTTCACGAGTCAAATAATAGATCCTCATTCTTCTATCAGTTGTCTTGTATATTATACATAGTTTTTCACCACATTCAGATCGAAACAATATATGCTCTCTTGCTCCACCTGAAGAATATCCTACTGTTACTATTCGTTGTAATGGGTCTGTCAAGAAGCTAACAATCCTTTTACACGCCACAGAAGCGTAAGAAGACGACACGCAAGCATAAATGCTTCCTGGTGGTATTGTCATTTGCTCTTCAGTAAGATTACCCAAGAGGTAATCCGCTTCCCCTATATCTATATACTCTCGGTATGACGATACTGGTACCATTTCTCGGCAATATGTCTTTCCACAAAGCTGACGAGGATTATTAGGACCCATATCTATTCCACACTCTATACATCTATTGGCCGAATCAGTAGATTGAGCTTGAAAGCATTTTATGCTACAATATGGATGGTCCAAGTAAAACGATCTATCTATTTGATTACCACACTCCATACATGTAGTATGGTTTTCTTTCTCATATTCACTTTCTTCAGCGGTATAGTCTTCTTCTATTATAGCATCCTCTTGATTCTTACATCCTTCTACGCTATTGATTGACCTCTCAATAACATTATTATGCAACACTTTCTCCCAACGGGTTTCAAACTCGTGCAAATAATGCCCTCCTACAACCTTCAAGTGACCTAATTGTAGGTTTTTGTCGAAAATCTTGTTGATAAGATCCACCAATTGAAGGAACGTATGTTCTTCTGTCACTAGTTCCCATCCATCAATAAAACCACCATATTGTTCCTTCAATATATGGCATACGGTTGTCCTGAAATCCTTTATTATTTCAAAACACGTTGATGTATCCGCGCACATCTGAAATAATTTCTTTTGCAACAATTCTATCAACTTGTTCGTTTCATCACGAGTGTAATATTTTTCATCCTTACCTGGTACGTACCTGTTTTTATAAGTCTTTCCACATGACATTACTGTCTTGGCCATTACACAGTAATTGCCACCACACAGCTTGTATGCTTTGAATGGATTGATGTCGCCTCCGCATTCCACACATCTTACTTGTTCTTGGTTCATAATTTGTCGTATAGTATTGATTCTTGATCTGTTGTTTCCTAACTGTACATTCCTTCCTTGGTCTCGAAAAAAGTTCAATTTTTTTTTGTCATCTATTGATTTTAAAATTGATTCATTTTTTGGTTTTTTTTGATTTTAAAATTGATTCATTTTTTGGTTTTTTTTTGAATTTACAAATCTGAAATGACCTCGATTTCAAAAAATTCTACCATGACCGACGTTTCGTTTACAGACAAGGAAAGACAGCGCTACACTATTCAAAAGGAGAAGGCTAAGTTTTCCTCTCCTGAAGAAGAGTATACATGGGCTGCAACACAGTCTAAAATTTGTACCAAATGTGGGATTGATAAAGACCTTAATCAGTATAACGGTAATACTGCAGGTGCCGATGGATTCGATAGAGATGGATATAGACTACGACGCCCTGAATGTGCAATATGCACCAAAAAAGAGGCGCTTGGTAAAGAAGAGGCCAAGATTATCGCTAAAGAACAAGGTATCCCCTACAAGGCACCTGAAGGAACAAGATGTGCAGTATGTAATTGCTTGCCTAGAAAAGGTAACGGATTAGTATTTGATCACTGCCATATCAAGAAGGTATTTAGAGGATATTGTTGCAACGCATGTAATCGAAGTATGGGGGTTCTTGGAGATGATATTCCTGGCTTGCTCAAAGCCATCAACTATCTTCTCCTTCACGATCCACAAACTATTGTTCAGTTACAAGATAGGACATTACAACTTCAAACACCTATTCCTTCCTCGATGTATGTAGCAGATGACAAGAAACAACCAGTAACCACTAATGATAGTATAGAAGAGTAATATTAGCTAGAGAGTAATTTAAATTTAATTAAGTTTTTTTAATGTTAATAATATGTTAGTAATTTTATATTGGTATGCCACATATTACTATTGAACAAATTGAAACATTACCATATGATATAATATATTATATTAAGAATTTTTTGCCTATTTCTCTCTTGAAACATCTAAGGAAAATAAATGAAAATGAATTACCAAATGAATATTTTTTATTAAAACAAGAGAAAGAAGATATAAATAGACAACTGATAGATGCCAAATTTAAAGTCACATTTAATCAATTTGATATAGAATTATATAAAGGTCTAGTAAAAAACGAGAGAAAAAAGATACAAGACTCTTTTAAGCCAGGAGTTATAGGAGAGAGTTTTGGCAAGATGTTTGATTATGGATATATTATTGATAATATGGTATCATCAGGAGAGAAATACAAAGAAATATATGATAATATAAACGATAAATTTAATGAATGTAATAAACAAATTATCAAAAATTATGGTATTGTAATCGTCAAAAATGATGATTTCTATTTTTAAGTTATTTTACTATATTATTTATTAAAATAACTTAAAGAAAATTATAGTACCGAATTTTAAGTGTATTAATCGATATCTACTATATTACTATTTTTTACTGAATCATCCAAATATGTTACACTACATATTCCCTTGAGTATTTTATTTTGTTCCTTTGGTTCTTGATCTGATAATTGAAGAGCCTTTCCTACTAAATTTGTAAACTTTATTTGCATATTTTCATCCTTTTCCCAATCATCATTTCCCTCTTGCCAATTATTTATATTTGCCCTTTGTTTTACTGCTAATTTTGATACTCCTGATATTATTTTATTTTGATTATTATCTTTCTCCCATACATCATTATCCTTTACATACATGATCTTACGTTTTGGATCTGTACAGTGGATCGGGCGTTCATATAAATCTAGGTTATTTAAGCCATCCACCATCATATTTGTTAGACTTTTTGTCAAGCCATTCTCTCTTGTATCATTTAATATTTTTGGAGTTACAGGTAAGGATTCAATAAAATCCGTTAGATTCATCGCATTTTTACATTTTTCATTCAAAAACATATTGATATTAAATACATTATTATGACAATTATTCATATTTGTTGAATTATTTACATGTGGAAGTACATTTTTTACTATTTCTTGTACATTATTATTGGTTTGTTCTGTTATTTTCACAGCTATTTCCGTCACCATTTCTATTAATTCTTTTTTATCTATTGTATTTACTACATTAGTCATATTACTATTATTATCTACATATGTAGCGCCGAGTTTTCTCGCCGACGATGATACTTTGTTTTGATACTGTAAACAGCTTTTTCTATGTCTATAATAAGAACTTCTGTGATTGAACTCCTTACCACAATCACAATTGTAGGCAGAATTGACATGTAAATTTGGTGTGGCGAGTTTTGGCGAGTTTTGGCGAGTTTTTGTAGCATTTTGTAGCATTTGTGTAGCATCTTTATGTTTTGCTGTGGATTTATGTTTCAATAGATCACTTGCTTTACAGCATTTATAGTCACATACTTCACAGTAAAATGTTTTGGCGAGTTTTGGCGAGTTTTGTGTAGCATCTTGTAGCATATATATAGCATAGAGATATTTATCTAAATAGTTTATCGTTGAATTAATATTTTTTTATCGTCACGTTTTTTTGCATAAAAAAATCTGTGTTGTGACGATCATCGTCACAAGCCTTCAAAAATAGGGTGTTTTTTCACGTTTTTCAAACTTTATTCCATATTTAAAAAATGGACATAAAAAAAGCATGTCCAAAATTGAAATCTCAAAAAAACTTTCAAAACAAAAAAAACACCCCTCTACTTTGACAACCTAGGAACGTTTTTCTATACTAGTTGAACTAGAGCTACCTTCAATTATGTAGTATATACCTTCATTATCTAGGTATGTATTCTATAGAAATCTATAACAGTTGCCTAGACATGTAGGTAAACATCCCCTCTATAAGCAAAATCTATAATTTTTATACTCATTTGGCCAAATCGGAGGATAGTTAGTGCCTTTTTTTCAGTTCTCTTTTTTCAGTTCCTTTTTTTAAGTTAATAAAAAAATTGACTTGTTTTTTGTCTGAAAATTAGGATGTATAAATTCTTAATAATGCTTTCTTTATTGATATTGAGCACAATTAACACCGGATTTATTGGATGGACTTCATTTTATTTAATTCATTTGTATTATAATCGACAACAATATATACCAATACAACAAAATACAAACAGTTATTGGGCAGAGTGTCCCGAGTACAACCCCCCTACATACGAATGGTAAACAATTTAAATATCTCTTGGACGAATCATATAAAATATTAATAACTTTTTAACCAATTAAAAAAAAAATTGAATCCCCTATTTTTAATATAATTAAATATAAAAGTGTACACTAAAATGACCTCGCTACAATCGACTCACGCTATGAATATTGCAGATGCCTATATTTATTCCAATACGGCTATTTTAAATTCACCTCTACTAAGTTTACCGGATATTGAACAAGCCTATACATCTATTCAAACTATCAAAGCTAGTGAAACTCCACTCTTCCAGTATCTAGGGACAAATTGTATGGGTATGTATCAGTATATGTTATATAAAAATAAAGAAGGAAAAATATATATATTAACTTATTATTTGCAACAACTAACAGCTTATACTGAATTTACTAATGAATTTGAATCCAATATTAACCTTCAATTTAAAACTTATTATGAAAAAAAAAAATAAATATCGTTTAATATAATAAAAAAATTATTTATATTATATTAAATTATCATGGATTTATTAGTAATTGAATATTTAATAATATTTTTATTTTTTATTTCTGTTTCATTATTTTTATGTAATATTAAACCATCCATACAATCATTTTCATTTATACTATGTTTTATGATACAATATCCTTTTTTTTATTTATTATTTATACTACTATATTCACTTGTATATTTTATACATAATACAAGTAAATTTAAAATTGGATATTTTATTCCATTTATTTTTACCACTTTTTATGCCATATTCCATTTTATTTCTTATTTAAAACATTTATTTCTTTCATTTTAATCTTCTTCATATTCTGCTGGCACTTCTCCCCTACATTTATCTAGCAAATATGTGGATAACATAATATTATTTTTTAAATAACTATTCTTTCTACCCATTTTTTCCATTTCTTTTATTAGATTCCTACTTTGTTCTAGTATAATTCTAATTGTATCTTTTAATCTCTTTATAGTTGCATCTTTATCTACATCAAGATCAGGTATTGGAATATTTTCTACTACTTGTAGTAGACCAGCCAACTTTTCTATTTCTTGTCTATATGTAGGCGATACTCTAGGCTTTAATATTTCTTTTAATGCTTTTTCGCCCTCTTCATCCGTTATTTCTTCATCTTGCTTTTTAACAGCTACTTTTACTGTATTTTCATCAGTAAATGTCATATTTATATCATAAGTTTCATTTCCTATATCCGTTATATTTTGAACCTTCTTTTGTGTAGACGATTTTTCACCAGCCTTGCATATTGGTTCATGTTTATCTAATGATTTTTTATTTTTATATTTTTTATGACACTTGTTACAAATATGAAGTACGTGGTTTTCCATTAAAAAAATATAATCATTTCTATTTAAATATTTTACATATAAATATTATTTATCTATCTAAGTTATCTACTACTAGCTACATATACCAACCATCGTCCCAGTCATCATCTGACTCTTCGTCATCATCGATCAAAGCTGGCAGATCATCATAGTCGCCCTCATCTATCATATTTATATCACAGCAAATCCTACGACATAAACTTCGACAGTAACACTTACATGACTTTTCTATTTCATTCTGTATTTGAATTTTCGGCGGAGGGGCATAACCATTCAAATAGTCATCAGTTGTCGGACGCTTTAGTTGATGCACAGCACAACACGTACATTTAGAACAAATTTCTATAAAATGTTCTGCTTCACCTGGATATAATGTACGTGCCCATGGCATCAACCAAACACCATCATTATAGTAACTTATGAAATTTGCCTTACTATGGTTAAGCATACTTATCTTTATTGCACTTATACGAATTTGTGCCAAGTCCATTTTCTCTCGAAAATTCATTCCTGACTCAAACATGAAGATAATATTCTTCACTTCAAGTGGCAATCTGTCCCAAAGATTTGTGTTTGGATCAACCTTTTTCTCCCAATCTTTCAACTCGTAGTCAGAAGTAGTCATCATATTAAACTAATAGTTTACGTATGGATGAGATTTATACAATTAAAAAAAAGTTTTTCAAACTAATCAATTTTTTTTTTGCTATTACGTTTCAGTTCCTTTTTTTCAGTTCCTTTTTTTCAGTTAAATTAATCATCATTAATTTTAGGTGCCAAATAGAATTTCATATAACTCTTATCATCCAAGGCATATTTTAATTTTAATGGGATATTTTCTGATATATGAATACTACATACATTTCCTAATTTATTAAAATTACTCATATACGTAATGTACTTTATTGCAAATGATAATTCTAATTCTGTACCCGATTCAATAGCATATGATTCAATATCATCAAATGCAATAACTACCTTCATATTTCCCTCTGTTGATTTTGCTTCAAATGTTATTGATTGTTCATTTGCAATCATGTTTAGTGTTTCATCAAATGTAGATAATTCACCCATTAAAGTTTTAAAATGTTTACTATTAAACTCTATATCCGCCTGATAATCAGTATCAGGAATACATAATTGTTCACTATCAATATCCATCAAAGGAATTTGAAAATATTTATTATAAGACGTTGATTCATTACTAGTAAATTCTATATCCAAATTATCAGGAGAATTTCCATGAGTTTGCATAACTAATACTTGATTTTCCGTTTTTGTATGTAATATTTTGTTCAAAATAGGTATAGAAATACCTAGTGTTTGAGAAATATCACATTCAAAACATTCAAACCAATATTTATCAATAAATAATTCATATACACTTACATGTGCATTATCCATTCCTTGTACAAATATACCATCTTCTTTAATAATCATATTTATATTATCCGTAAAATTTTTTAATCCGGAAAAGATAAGAATAAAACTGTCAATCTTTTGTGAATCAGAAAGTTGGAACTTCATCTCGAATTTATATAGTCAAACAATACACATGTATTTAATTCAATTTTTTTATTTATTTAAAGTAAAAAATATATATATATTATAATGTCTTTAATATCTTGCACTAATATGACAAAAGAATATTTAGATTCTTTTATTAATAATACAGCAAAACTCATAAGAGAAAATGATGAAAGAAATAAATTAACTATATCAGAACCTATAATTGATTTAAATAAAAATAAAAAAATATTAATAAATGCCTTTTTTGAACCATCAACAAGAACTAGTTTATCTTTTGAAAATGCTATGATTCGTTTAGGTGGTAAAGTAATAAATTATAATCATACTAATTCCAGTCAAATAAAAGGAGAGACAATCGAGGATACTATAAAAACATTATGTATTTATGGTGATATAATAGTTCTAAGACATCCTGATAAAGATGTTATTTATAAAGCAGAAGAAATATGTAAAAAACACAACGTAAGATTAATAAATGGTGGAAACGGAAGTGATGAACATCCAACACAAGCATTAACAGATTTATTTACAGTATGTTGGTATTTGGGTAATACTCCTATAAATATTTTATTTACTGGTGACATATTATATTCTAGAACAATTCATTCTTTTATTAAATTATTAGGTAAATATAAAAATATTCGGGTTAGTTTTTTACCTTTCCCTAATAGACATCCTAGCGAAGAAATGTTAGATGAATGGAGTAAATTATTTGATCAAAATAAAGAAAATATGATATATAATATAAAAGATGATGTGGATTTCAAAAATATAAACGTTATATATGCAACACGTTTTCAAAGAGAGAGAGAAGAATGTCTAGGATTTGTCGAAAATGTAATGATAAAAGATTTTCAAATAAATTTGGAATTTGTAAATAAATTTGAAAAGAAGCCAATAATAATGCACCCTTTTCCAAGAAATAATGAACTTTCTGAAGAATTAGATTATATGAAAAATAGTGTATATTTAAATCAAATGAAACTAGGAATATTTACAAGAATGTCTTTATTAAAAGAATTCATGTAAAATATATAAAAATAACATATTATATAATTAATATGTTATTCATGGTATTATTTATGACTTCATTATTAAGAACATTTGGTTTTAAAGAAATAATTAGCCATTTAACAGGTATAAAAAATTTAAATATAGTCAAAAAATCAAATGTAATTTTACGAAAACAAGATGTGACATTTTCTCAAAACGAATTTAATCAATTTATGAAAACAGATGAATATTATAAAAATTTAAAACAAATAAGATTAACTCCTGGTGGACTAAGAGGTTATTATAACTTGGGCACATGCGTATTTTTAAAAGATAATTATGATTTATCAGATTATTATTTTACAGGGGCATCTGCTGGTGCTTGGAATTCATTAGGATTATCCTATAAATCAGATATAAACATGTTTGCAAAACATTTATTAAATAGTATTCAAATACAAGGACAACCGCAAAGTATATATAATACTCAATTATTATTAAAAAAGAAATTATTAAATGATTATACTAGTGATGATTTTGATTTAAAAAAAATATTTATGGGTGTTACTCATATCAAAAATAAAAATATATTTACAAATATTTATACAGATTTTAAAGATTTGGAAGATGCAATAGATTGTGCAATTGCTAGCTCAAATATTCCTTTTTTAACAGGTATATGTAATTTAAAATATAATGATCATTTGTGTTTAGATGGAGGATTTAGTGTTAAACCATATATAGATGACAATTATGAATTAGAAATAAGTCCAAAAATGTGGGAAATAGATTTGAATAAAAAAAATGAAGATATGTATAATTTGTTATTTTACAATAATAATTTGAATATACATGAATTATTTTTGAATGGTTATCATGATGCAATTAAGTATAAATATAAATTAGATGAAATATTTAATAGAAGTGATGATGAAAATATTTATATAGAAGCAGGAGAATTAGATGTTTAATTGAAACAAAATTGTTGGTTAGAAAATAATTGTTCTTTATAAGTTCCACCTAGAGCTATAATAAGAGCTTTATATTCCATTTCAGGTATATATAATTGATAACTGAATTCAAAATCAGTATCAATTTCTTGAATAGTATAATTATTAATATTATATTTTTGTAAACTTGAATTGATATTATCAATTATAGAATAATTTTTAATAATATCACCGTTGCAATTGATCGTGTTTCCTATTTTAATCGTTCTACAACGTTCATTCTTATATGTTGTTTTAATCCAACCGCTATTGGTGTTTGCAGACTGAAGAAATAGATTTTCAATACTATTTAATAATGCCATGATTGTTTTAGTATAATAATAATAATTTTATTTTAATTCAATTTTTTATTAAATTAATTATTACATCCGTAAAAAATATAATAATTAATTTAGAATATTACTATATAATGAAATTTATATGTTTATTGTCTTTATTATACAGCAGTTTAGCTTTTAAAAATATAAATACTAATATAAATACTAATATAAATACTAATATAAATATAGTAACAAAATTGTATGTTAAAAACTTGAATATTTATGAACCCATAGGAGAAAATCAGAATAAATTTGCCCAGTATTTAGAAGATGATTCCTATAAATTAATAATTGCAAATGGTGCTGCTGGTAGTGGTAAAACATTATTGGCTTGTCAAGCATCAGTAAAGGCATTATATAATGATAAAATAGAGAGGATAATAATAACACGTCCAGTTGTAGCAGTAGAAGAAGATATAGGGTATTTACCAGGGACATTAATAAAAAAGATGGATCCATGGACAAGACCAATAATGGATATAATAAACGAGTATCATAGTAAAAATAATATAAAAAATATGTTAAAAGAAAATACAATTGAAATAAGTCCATTAGCATATATGCGTGGTAGAACATTTAAAAAATCAATAATAATTGCAGATGAAATGCAAAATAGTAGTCCTAATCAAATGTTGATGTTATTGACACGAATAGGTGAAAAAAGTAAAATAATAATAACTGGCGATTTAAAACAAAGTGATAAATATGATAGTGGATTATTAGATTTATTGGAAAAAATTAAATTATATTATGATTGTGATGAAACAAAAATGAATGAAGACGGAATTGGTATAATAAATTTTGAAAATAAAGATGTATTACGAAGTGAATTAGTAAGTAAAGTATTAAAAATTTATAATCAATAATATATATAAATGGCTCATAGAAATTGTTTCAGAAAACCACAAACTGTGGAACATACAGGGGATTATATAAGACAAAAAAAAGCTAGATCTATGTATAGTGCTAGTGTTAATCTTGCTAATCAACCTGTACCTGGTGTTTATCATAAAAAATCATCTTTAGGTAAATCCAACGGAACTTATGTTGGAGATATAAAAATGAATGATCAAAAATGTCTATTAGGTGCAACATCATATGATAGTCTATACTTAATTACACAAGGAAAGTCATCAGTTGATCCATTACCAACAATATTACCATACAGTAATTTAGGTCAAGCAGATATGTTTAAAGCATCAATAACAATATTTGATGTAAGTGGCTTAACTGTTATTGATGCGTCTGCTGGTAGTGCACTAAACAATACCTTTGTTTATCCACCTACACAAGATAATACAGGTTATCCACCAGCCGATGCACCAAATTTAGTTGTAGATCCAAGTGGAGATGTATTTGGACGTGGTGCATTAACTGGTGCAGAATCCGGACGTGGTATATGTTACTTAAAAGATCAATTAGCATATCAAAAACATCAAATTGTATTAACTGGTAATCAAGCTTTGGCAAAATTGTCATATGGTAAACCCGGAAAATTAGTAAGTGAGGGTTATTATACGCGTCCATTTAAATTTGCATGTAATTTACAAGAAACGATTAATTCATATCCTGAACAACCATTATACGAAACTATACAATATAGAGATTTTTGCGGTAATTATGTTCCTTTAAGAAGCAAAGATCAATTTTAATATTGATATAATGATTTTGCAATTAATGAAAATGACCAATCTGCACCATTTAAATTTACAGTATATCCTTTGTCATCCACCAATTTTACTCTCATCCTTTCTATATCTACTGGACCAAAATATACCCTTTCTGCCGGATCTATTCCAAAATCATCTATTATTATTTGACCAAAACTAAGACCATTTTTTCTTAGTGGAATATAACCTAATACATCTGTTGTTGTTGGTGATGTTAATCTATTTCTTGTTGTTACTGATCTTGCCTGTATTGTTGAATTTAATGTATACAACTGAGCTTGAGTTAAACGTCTAGGGGCATTTTGTACGTATACTGGATATGGATTTGATGAAACATCATAAACACACCCTGAAAAAGATGTTTTTAAATCTGCTGACCAATAAGATGGTATTTCTGCATTTTTTAATGTGGGTGTTATTCCTACAATCCCCTTATTTAATCTATTTTGATTAAAATCATCTAATACAAGTAAAAAATATTTTGATCCAAATGTATCTATTAATGATTCACTAGTTATAGATTGGCCTGCAGAAATAGTATATGTTTCATTTCTAAATCCTAATATCCATCCTAATGTATTATTTATTTTTGACGAAGTTCCACATGATGGATTACACACACCAAGATCCGAATAAAAAGTTAATTTTAAATCTATTGAATTTTTGTTTTCTATTGTGGTTTTTAACGTACGATCATCAACACTAATCCCAAGATTACATTCAGTATCAAAAATAGTATTACCACTTATTTCATTTATTAATGTTGTATTATCATAATTTCCTGAGGGTATAGAAACATTTGAAGAATCTACTATAAAACAGTTATTAGATAAATTTTGTTCGTCAATTAAATACCATGTATAAGGTATTTGATATGAATTTAATGTTAAACTTACTGTTTTATATAAAGGATCTGATAAATCTAAAGTATAATTTGTTGAAGACGTGGGTCCATTTGCATCATTTGTATAAGGTAATAAATTTTCTCGATATTGACTATCAATATTTACTAGTCTTTCTGTAATATTTTTTAAATTTGGATTTAATTGGCCTTGTGCAATCGGTACTTGGTATGTATCAGCAACACCCAATTGATTTTTATTCATTACAATATTTGAATCTTGCTCAAAAAATGATACTTGTTGCTTTCTATTTGTTATTTTATTAGCCTGATTTTCATCAGGTTGTTTTGCATATTCATTTTGATACCAATCACCCATAGTTGTATTTGGATCATTTTGTTCGTTATATTCTTCAGGAGTAGAAGACGGTAATGAATCAAGTAATCTATCTTGAGCATCCTGAAAAAAAGATGCCATATCTGTATTTTTTTCTTGTACAAATCTCTGTATAAGAGGATTTGTTGCTTCAATAACATCATCCGTTGTTAACGGATCTAGATCGGTTAAATCTAATAAACTTAATAATTCTTGGTCACTATAATTATCAATATTTGTATCTTCCATATTAATATATAAAATATATAATTTTAAATATTTATTTTAAGACAGAATTATATTTTATAAATATTTTATTGAAAGCATCTATAAAATCATAATTATATTTATTTTTTATAATCCAAGTTGGAAGTTGTGTTATACCTTGACCACGTTTACTATGTGTCGCTCCTTTAAATAAGAGAATTTCTAAAACTTGTATTATCTTTTTACTATGTTCATCAACTATAAACTTACTATCTAATCTTTTTTTTCCAACATACATATACCTATTATAATCCATATCATCATAAATCTTGTGTTGTTCATGTGTAATAATCATATTCTTTATATATCCGATTCCTTCTATTTTATTTGTATCATTATTCATTTCTATTACAAATACCATACTATCTAATGGTATATTTTCTTTTATTTTTACTGGTGTACCATAAATACAACCTTTTATTTTTTTACGAGTCTTATAATTCGATAATTCGGTATATGTTTTATTATTAAAACGCGTTGTTGCAATAGTGTTCATAATTATAATAATAGAATTAATTATATTATTATCATTTCAATTTTATAAAATAAAATTAAAATAATCCTTATGAAATCTTATAAATAAAAATAAATAATTTAAATTAAAATAATAAAATGCTACTTTTGGAGTTATCCATTTTCTATTTTCATCATTTATATCATAACCCAATAACCCTAAATAAGGGTCTATTACATTTACATATTTTTTTTTTGATAATTTATATTCTAAATAACTTACAAAACAACCGTCAAAATAATAATAAATGGGTACAAATAATCCTGATATTATTACTCCTGTAATTCCATAAAATTTTGGAGCAAATATGCAAAGTAAAAATACCATATAAAAAATCGAAAAATGCCAGCATTTTACCATAAACGATAATACTTCATTAGGTATATTTGTTTCTTTTAATTTTTTATATAAATAATTTACTAATTTTTTTCTTAGTTTTATTCTATAATCATAATTCAGAAAATCCATATTAATAATATTTTTGATTTTAAAAACCATTTTTTTCTTTAAAATACTTTATTTTCTATTAAAGTTTTTCTAACTTTATTTACATCTTCAATATATGTTATTCCATTCCAATTTCCTTGTGATTTTTTAAAATACAGTTCTATTTTTTTATCTTGAATCAATTGATTTAAAATATCCGGCAATAATATTTCTTCTTCTTTTGGATTTAAACAAGTTCTCTTAAATTCTTCTACTTTATTAGTTATTAATGGTAATATCGTATGTTCTAATAATAATAGATTTACACTTACTATTATTTTTTCCAACTCTTCTTCGCTATAAAAGGATCTTTTAATATTTAATTTTTCAACAATTTGATTTATTAAATTACTTTTATTATCTTCTAATACTACAAATCCACGATTTGCTGGTTTATCATTTTCTAATGTATTTCCTAATGGAAATCCTATTATATAATTTTTACTTTTTTCACATTCATTTATTATTGTATTAAACGTTGCATTATCAAATATATCATCACTATTTAATAATAGAAACCTATTTTTTACATAAGGTTCACAACTTGCTAATGCATCTGCTGTACCCCATGGCTTTTCTCTTTTTATACTATAAATTTGTAATGAAAAGGTAATATCACAGTCTTGTGTTAAATATTCTAATTTTTTACTAGTAACAACATCCATAATAGGTTTTCGCGTATGATCACTAAACACAAAATGAATTTGATGATAAGGAATAACACCTTTGATTTGTCTTATTAAAACTTCATACAGCGTTTCATTATTTTTTCCTATTTGACTCAATAATTTTGGTGATCCACCAAATCTAGATGATTTACCAGCAGCTAAAACAATTAAAGTAACACTATCCATATTATATATATATAGAGAGTTGTATTTAATTGAAAAATTTATACTTATATTTAAAATAATTTTGAATAACAGTCTTTTCATAATCTGAAATATTAAATAAAGTGTAAATGTCTATATTATTATTTTGAAACATTTCTCTCGCCTTGTCTATTTTTGAAAAGTCAGGAATATAATCAAAAACATATTTTTCCAAATATCTCATTCTATATCTTGTGGTCTCAAATAGAAATAAAATAAATTCATTAGAGAGAAATTCTTTAATTAATTTGAGTTCTTCATCGGATTTATTTTTTATAATATAATTGTCTCTATTAGAAATACCGTATTCACCATTTAAATCAAGATAAGGAAACCCATACATCTTATGACCCATAACTATTTTACTTTCACCATAAAAGGGTAATGCAGTACATGTGTATTTAATAGTCAAACAAGGATTTTTTTCTTTATCTAATGTTGTAGTGTGAATATTTGCAAATTCAGTATATGGTGATTTAACATCAAATACTTTTATAGTTGACGATGGTAAATTAGTTTTGATAACATTTAATTTTCCATATATGTTTTTTAATTTAATCACTTTATCAACAATACTGGAGAAATTTAAAGGAATCCCCAAATCTTTTTCGAGAGAAAATGTAAAATAATTATTAATTAGAGAATCATATAATTCAATATATCCATTATTTTCTCTCTTTGTTAATAAAAAATAACAAGTTGGTGTTTGTACATGAAAACCAAATGTTTTATTAGTTTCATTTGCATTCAACGTATGTAGTTTGGAAATATCATATTTTAAAAGTAACTCATACATTCCTGCTTTATCAGGTTTCATCCAAATGGATGGGATTAATACATTCATTATTCCATTTGATTTTAAGAGAGAAAGATTGTGTTTAACAAATTCACACCAAATTGTTTTGCCATCATCTTTTTTATTTACATTATTTTTTGTAGGTACCTTTTTAAGACCATTAAAATTATATGGTGGATTTCCTATAATAAAATCAAATTGAAAATCAGGTTCCCAATCTAAATAGTTTATTTCTATAATATTTGCTTTTTTGCCGAATTTCTCTCTAAGAAAAGGAATATTGTCTTTGTTAAATTCTACCATATAAATCATATTTTCAATTATATGTTCTATTCTTTTTTTATCATTTGGTATGGAATCTTTGAGAGATTTGAATAAAATAAAAAATAAACAAAGACTATAATTTCCATGTCCTGCACCTGCATCTAACCATTTATTAGTTTTAATAGTAAAATGTTCATATGGAATAATTGATAACATTTTGTTAATAAAAAAAAAGGGAGTATTTATCTCTCCATATAATTCCTTTAATTCAGGATTATAATCAAGAAATTGAGAGAAATCATCTTCTAAAATAGTTTTTGAATTAATATTAAATACTGACATTAATATTAATTTATTTTTATTTTCATTAATTTAAACTATAAAATAAATAAAAACAATTCTACATTTTTCATCCAACTAGAATTTATAGTAAATTTTCTCTCGAGACTCCATATTATAGTTAAAATTATTAACTATAATACATTTAAATCAATTTTTTTTTATAGTACAATTTAATTTTTTTCTTATTTTCTCTCGTTGTTTTCTAGTTTTATTTTTTGATCGTAACTTGTTGCAAATATTTTTTTCTTGTTTTATTATTAAATCTACAATATTTTGGTAAAAACCTCGAAATTCATTTTTATTTTTTTTTAGTTCATCATAGGAAAACCATTTTATTTTTGCCTTTTCTAGTAATCCATTATCTTTTTTATGTTTTACATGCGGTAAATAACGAGAGAAAAACTCATAATTATTTTTATAATAGTAAGGTAATTTATCATCATAATCCATATAAAAAATATATGTAGTATATTCTTTGAATTGAATAGTAACCACTTTATTTTTTTTGACAATTTCTTTTAATTTATTTGCAGATCCTAAGAAACCATTAATTTCTTCTGAACCTTCACGTGTTGCAGTTTCTAAAGGTGTTTCACCTTCTTCTTTTCCTCCTCCAAAATCTGCCCATCCTGGTGTATCATCCAATTCGTTTTCTTTTCCAAATAAAAAATAAATTTTATTATTTTTAATAGCTACTGGTAATATTCCACCTCCCATAGTTATATTATGCAAATAAATAAAAAATTTTTAAGATATAAATTTTTTATTTTTTTATTTTTTATTCGTTACCACACAATTCAATCATATTTGATGTCCTTCTTGTCATATTTGGAATATTAATTACATAACTACCATCTACTTCCCCTTCTTCTATATCATATGCTTCATCATACTCCACATGCGTATATGGAGAAACTACAGATATTGGCATATGTATTGGACCATCAGCTTGTGTTGCAACTGATGATGTTATGGTCTCATTATCAGAGTACCAATACTCGCCGGTTTCTATATCCTTACTTGGAATATATTCTCTCTGATATAGTTCTTCATAAATACAATCCATCTCCTTCTTAATATCGAAAATTTGTGAAAAACACTCCTTAAGACCTTTGGCTATTGATAAAGAGTAATCTATATATTCGTTATTTCTTTGATATGCACTTTTGTTTGGCAAAAGTATCCAATACCATGGCTCATCATAAACCAATTTTGCTATTTTATTTGGATTTTCAATTTTCTCTCTTAAATTATAAGCAGCGGTATTGTTATTCCACTCTGTGAAATGTACAAATACCATATAATAACCTCCTTTGTCTACAAAATCAACTCTCCCTACCTTACCTAAATTATTTATTTCAAAACTTCTTCTAATCGCTCTCTCAGGAATATTTTTGAAAACTCTTGGAATGCAAACGGAATATTGGAACATTTTGACGAATTTGAGTTTGAAAACCAAGAGATAAGTATTGCAATTTATACTTAAAACTATAAAAGTATTTAAACTTCAATTTTTTTTTTAATTTAATTTAATTCGTAATTAAATTAAAAATTGATTTCAATAGTTATTAATTTTTGTTTGTATAAATTAAAATGAGCGGTGGCAAAGGATTTGATAAATCTTTTAAAAGAAAAACGAAAAAAGACAAAGAAAGAAAAAATCAAGAAGTAAATGGTAAATATAGTGCAAAACATATACGTATTCAAGAAGAAAATAATAAAAGACATTTAGAAAATGTTAGACAAGAAAATATAGATAAGGAAGCAAGAAAGAAAAAAAATAGAGGTGATAAATAATATAATTATTACGCTGAATATTGTAAGCCTGAACGCATCGTATGTGTAGTCAGAGCTTTTTTTTTTTGATTCATTTGTGTTGAAATCTCTTGTGATACTTCTTGTCTAATACAATCGCGCAATTCACTTCTCTTTTCTAGTCTTTTAACTCTATCCCTATTTTGTTGTTCAATTTCTTTAAGATGGCATCTATTATCATAACGAACTTGACGTTGTGTTGGCATATTTAGACCTGGCATATTATATTTTATATTATAAGATACATTTTAAGTAGTTTTAATAAATATTTAACATGATAATTAATAAGAAATATTATATATATATATAAATAAATAAAATTGATTGTATATATATATATAATTAAATATATATAATCAATCATTATGTGTTTTTATACGATGTTTTGCTTTAAAAATAATTCAAGATTTTCTAATATGACATATCAAAATGCAAAGGTTTTTATACCACCTATAACTGAATGTATAGTATTAAAAGTATATGATGGTGATACCATTACAATTGGGACACAATTATATAATGATAAAGAAAATTATAAATTTCAAGTACGTTTAAGAGGGATAGATTGTCCCGAAATAAAAACAAAAAATAATATTGAACATCAAATGGCTGAAAAAGCAAGAGAATTTGTAAGAAATAAAACTGATCACAAAATTATTAATTTAAAAAATATTAATTATGATAAATATGGTAGATTGTTGGCAAATGTAATAGTTGATAATGTAGACTTATCAGATGAATTAATTAAAGAAAGACTAGCAGTTGCTTATGATGGAGGTACCAAAATAGTACCAAAAAATTGGGAAGAGTATAATAAAAATGGAAAAATGGATTAATTGTCATATACTTGTTCAAACATTAAAGCACATGACCAATCCATGTTATTTAAATTAATAATTCTACCATATTCATCATATAATGTTAATCTAACTCTTTGAATATCTACAGGACCAAAATAATTTCTACTTCTGTTAATTTGTGTAGAAAAACCATCATCCTCTCCACTATTATATACACCATTACTTTGTATAATCGAAGAAACATTTAACCTTGCTAAAATATTTTTATTGTTAATAGAATCAGTATAAGCTGATATGTAGTAATTATTTACATTATTATTATAATCATCTAATGCAAGAAAAATATATTGTGGACCTTTAATATAACAAATTCCCTCTGATGCAACAGCTTCTCCACTTGGTGCATCATATAAACCTGATCTGAATCCTAATTGCCATCCTAAATAAAAAGGTAACGCAGATGCAAATGCATCACTTGCTTGTGATCCTGCGAATGATAATTGGCCATCAAAAATTATACGATAAGGTGTTCCTAATAAACTGCTACTGGGATCTATTGCAAATATACTTCTTCCACTATTTCGATCAACAGTATATCTTAATGGAAGCTTTGATTGATCGATTTTTCCAAGCATTTCTGCATTCATTACAGATTCTATATGTGATGCATTTGATCCACTAAATGAAGTATTATAATTTCCATCAGGTAGTCTTATTAATTTAGCCTCTTGAAATTTACCTGTAGAAGCATCTAGATCATATAAAACCGTAAATGTATTATTTGCAAAACTTTCGTTAATTGCATAATAGGTTAGAGGTATTTGAATAGAAGCTAGACGTACATTTATTACGTTACTAAATTTATAGGGTAATGTTAAGTGCAAATCAGATGCATTTGTTGAAAAATAATCAGGTCTAAATCTCGAATCTATATTTAAAGCCCTTTTTATTGATTGTATTCTGATTGGATTTATTATACCAGGAGGTACTCCTCCATCATCACTATATGATAATCCATCAGTTCTACTTAATTTATAAGCTTGATTTTTTATAGCTTTGTTTTCTATTATAAAATTTCCACCACTTTCTATTATAGTATTTTTTAAATCACTAAATTTATTTGGAGGATCTGCAGGTGCTGATTCTTCTATTCCTGTTTTAACAATATTTGTCAACTTTTTTTCAACATCTGATAAAAATTTCCCTATACTCTGTTTATGACTTATTGATAAGTTTTCATCATTTACTACCTTAATATATAAATTATGCTTTTTATTTTCAACATCTCCTTCTGTATAAGGATAAGTTAAATCAAATATTTCCTCTAATTCAGTTGTATTGTAATTTGAAATATCTAAATCTATTTTTTCCATATATATAAAGACCTTTTTTTTTTATATTATGATTTACTTATTTATTATTCATCCATTAACATTATAGCCATCGCTGTATAATTATGTAAATCTATTAACGTATCTCTCATTTGCTCATCATTTACCATTACTATCTTATTTTTTTCTATTGTTTGTAATCTTTTTATTTTGTCTCCTAATCTTACTAATACTCCTATTGTACCATATTCTGCAAACGCATCTCCATAATCCTTGTTTTTTTTCACAAACAAATCATATCCTTCTTTTTGAACTTTTTTCATTTGCTCACAACGATTTGGTATATTATCCATTATATTATGTATTATGGATAATATCTTTATATATTATATATTTTTCCATAAAGAGGGGACTCTTCTGTTTGAGTTATATTTTTTTCTTCTTTATTTTCTTTTTTTGAAAAGCAAAAATATACTATTGCTAGTGCACATGTAGTACCTAGAAAAAAACCACATGTTCCTCCTAATATCACTTGTAATGAAATGACCATATATTCATTATTATAGTTTATGTTTAAATATTAATCAAATTTACATAAAGATTATTGATTAATTTACATTATATGGAATTACTTCATATTACATCACCTTTATTATATGCTGGATTTGTATATTTAATAAAACAAATTCCTCCATGTAGTGACGATTATTTTATGAAATTGGGACGATATAATTATAATTTATTTATGTCTGTATTTTCAGGTATTATGTTTATAATGATTACAATAGGTAATTACCAAACAAATAAAATGTATCCTTTATATAATTTATTATGTGTTTCATATGAAAATAATTGGTATGCATATACAGGTGCAAAACTGTTTTTATGGTCAAAGTATATTGAATGGTTAGATACATTATATCTTCATTTATCTAATAAACCTATTTCATATTTACAATACACACATCATATGTCCACAGCATTTTTAATGTATTTTAATATTAAAGATTATTTAAGTCCACATATTTACGTATTCATGGGTTCTAATTGTGTAGTTCATGTGTTTATGTATTGGTATTTTGCCGAACCAAAAGGTGTTCTGTATCCATATAGACAAATCATTACTATGAGTCAAATCGCTCAACATATAATATGTTTGGCTACTATTTACAAGACATATTATATTGGTAATGAATTATGTGAACAAAATAAATATGGCAATTTTTTTGGATTTTTAATGTATAATATGTATTTGCTATTTTTTGTAGCATTTTACATTAAAAAATATTTATATTCAAATAAATTTTTTCTTAAACAGAATTAAGTTCGTCGTCTAATTGCACGTGAATTTGCACCGGATGTTGATGCTCCTACACGTCCATAAGCAGTATGAGGATTATAATAGTAATTATTGCTCTTAATAAATTGCATTCGAATATTTGGTAATATTATATTACTAGAATTATAGCTTCTACCATATCTTCTAATAGTAAATTGATTACCTGTACTAGGATTGTTTGTAAAATTCATAATTATATATATTTGTTAGAATATAAAATAATAATTTCTCAGGTTACTATTTTATTTTAAATAGTATCCGTCATTCCGAATATTAAATTCATTATTTTTTATATTCTATTTCCTAGTACTTATCTTGATCCTCATCCACAACTTGTTCCTTTGGCACCAAAAATTCTACTTAATGATCTCAAATTATTTGAGTCATAACTTGTAGTAGAGGTTGTAGTCATAGTTGTTGTTGTTGTTGTTGATTTAGTAGTTGTAATGTTAAAAAACATGGCAATTTTTTGAGGCATTATATAATACTTCAAGAAATTATGCTAAACTGCTTATACCTTTACGTTTAATTCGTTTGAAATCTTATTCATTTCTTCTTTCTCTATTTCATTTATTAAATTTCCCTCGTTTTCAGGATGTTCACTTATTTCTAATGATATTTTTTCTAGTTCTTCTTGTGACAAGTTAGGTGGAGTAGCTATTTTAGGTTCAGCTTCATATACATTTTCCATAGATAATGCTTCTTCTTCTTGTTCTTTTAAAATTCTAGCGACTTCTTCTTCTTCTGCTCGTGCTCTTCTATTTTCTTCAATTTCTTGTGGAGTTAAATTTAATCGTTCCCATTCTTCTTCGGTTAATTCTTCTTCTTTAGGTGTTTCATCTTCCGTTACAACCTCTTCTTTATAAGTATCATCTTTATTTACAGGATGCTCTTCTGAATCCTCTTCTTCTTTGACTTCTGAAACTGGTACAATAGTTGCATTCCAGTTACCATTTTCATCTTGTTTAACAACATATGGTTCTTCTGCAGTCTTTTTAGCGGCTTCCTCTTCGGCAGCCTTAGCAGCTTCCTCTTCGGCTGCCTTTTGAGCGGCTTTCTCTTCAGCAGCCTTAACAGCTTCCTCTTCAGCAGCCTTTTTAGCGGCTTCCTCTTCAGCAGCCTTTCTAGCGGCTTCCTCTTCGGCAGCCTTTTTAGCGGCTTCCTCTTCGGCAGCCTTTTTAGCGGCTTCCTCTTCAGCAGCCTTTCTAGCAGCTTCCTCTTCAGCAGCCTTTCTAGCGGCTTCCTCTTCGGCAGCCTTTTTAGCGGCTTCCTCTTCGGCAGCCTTTCTAGCAGCTTCCTCTTCGGCAGCCTTTCTAGCAGCTTCCTCTTCTGCTGCCTTTTTAGCGGCTTCCTCTTCGGCAGCCTTTCTAGCAGCTTGAGCTTCAGCAGGTAATGGTACAGGACGTATAATTTTCTGTCTTCTAATAACATTAATATTTCGCTGTTTAGGATTAAAACCAAAAGAATGGTTTGGTTTTGGTGGTGCTATAGGCTTTGTTAAAACCTGTGGATTAATAGGTCGAGCACCTTCAGTTGGACGTTTAACTTGTTGAGATACAATACCAGTAATTCCTTGTGCATTTATTTTTTTAGCAGTAAAAGAGTGGTTATCTTTATTAGGCTTAATATTTTGTGTAGATACCCTCGCATTTATAGGTTTTTTAGATGACATTATAAATAAAAGAAAGAAAAATAAATTAAATTAAAAGATTCAATTTATTTTTTAGTAAAAATTATGTAAAACATAAACATGATCTAGAGTTTACAATTCCATAAGATTTAGTTTTATTACCTACTACACCTCCCTTAACAGCAACAGATTGTGAAGAATTAGTTAAACTGGTATCTCTTTGTGTTCTTAAAGGTCCTTTGCCTTTTAATCGTGCTAAATAACGAGCATAACTACCATGTTTAATATCTACCCCCTTACCAGCAGCTCTAGTGGATCCAGGACGTTCTCTCGTTCTTGAAGAAGATAAAACTGTACCGGATTGAGTTGCTCCTGAATATCGTGGAATACTATTTTTAACTTCACCAGGAACAACACGATCACTCATTTGATTCCAATTAACCTTACCTTTACCTGGATATTGATAAACATTTAATGAAGCAACATTCATAGTATATTCAGAAGCCGGTACTCTTACAGTATTCCATATTTTTTTTTGAGTAGCAATAGCAATACTTGGTCTATCATAACTATCATTACATGCTTTGCACTGGGCTATTCCAAATATTATACCTCCGTTACAACTACAATCAACAATAGGAATATATGACATCTAATATATATTATATTAATAATAAAATTGAAATAATAATAATAAAAAAATGAAGAAATAAATAATGTCAACAACTAAACATATAATATGTTGCGATGGATGTAATAAAATATTTAAAAAACAAGGATTTTATGAAAAACATAAAATAATATGTGAACAACAAAATAAAGGAGATGTAGTTCCAAGTATAAATGATTTACAAAATATGATAAAAGATCTAACAGAAAAATATAATAATGTTCAATCGGAATTGTATTCGTTAAAACAAAAAATAAATGTAAAGCAAAAAAAAATAGATACTCTAAACTGGTTAAATGAAAATATTCAAGAGTTGAATGATTTTGAAGAAAAAATACATAATATGAATATAGATAATAATGAATTAGAAGTTATATTTAAAAACGGATTTATTGGTGGTATAGCTTTATTAATAACAGAATTATTTGACGAAAGTGATGGAATAAAGTGTTTTAATCATAAAACAAACATAATTTACATATTTAGAAATGGTACATGGGAAGAAATGAAACTTGATTATTTTGTAAAAATAATGAGTGATATAAATATTAAAGTATTACGATCTTTTAATATTTATGAAGAGAGAAATAGAGAGAAAATTAAAAACGAAATGTATAATGGTGATTTTCAAAGTAAATATAAAATCATATTAGGTAACAATATGACATTTGAAAATAAAGCAAGACGTATATATAATCAAATATATAGGGATTTGAAAAGTCAATTTACACCACTAATAGAAATTGAAATAAAATAAATAATAAATATATATATATGGGATTTTTAAATAAAATATTAAGTGATGAAAATGTTGAAAAATCTTATGCATTATTTATTTTTATACTGATTATTGGTGGAAATTTTATAGCAGAGTTATTTCCATGTAAAATTCAAAATGTATTAAGAAATAACATTTACATGAAACATTTATTGGGATTTTTAATATTGTTCTTTTTTGGAATACTTGAGGTTCCATCATTAGCCAATATACATGGAATGGCAAGTGTATTTCTTTTATATATTTTTTTTTTAATAACAAATAAAATAAATGAAATTTCATGGATAATTGTATTTATAGGTTACAGTATCGTTTATTTACTTCATGTTATAAAAACAGATTATGATTCAAAAGCAGAAGATAAAGAGACATATAGTTCAAAAGATATACTATGGTATCAATCTATGAGTGCAAAAATAATAGATTTACAAAAAATAATTTTAATTTTCAACATAGTTGTAACTGTGTTTGGATTTCTCTTATACATGGGTGAAAAGAAAATTGAATACAAAAAGAATTTTAATTATTTGAATTTCATGTTTGGAAAGCCCACATGTAGAACATCTAGTCCCACAAACCTAACAATAGAAAAAATGTTGAAGGCGGCCTTTTCTTGAAAATCCCCCCAAAAAGTTTTGAAAAAAAAAAAATTGAAGTTAAATCACACCAATTAGCAGAATACATTAACTTGACCACCTAGTAAGCTTTTAGTTTAACAAGATGTCTTCTACCCAGTACTCTGTTTTCATCCCTCGTGTCTTTGCCAATATCGATGAGTCGAGAATTGGTGATGTATTCCATGACATGAGGATTGGAAACGTTAGTCATGTTGACTTGAAGAGTCGTCCGAGAAAGCAAGGAGAGCCCAAGACAAATATGGCATTTGTCCACTTCAAGGAGCTGTATGAGAGGGATGGTGAAGAAGGTGTAAACTTTCGCAAGAAGGTAGAGAATAAGGAAGAGTGCAAGATTGTGTACGAGGATCCTTGGTTTTGGTTGGTGTTGCCCTTTGAGAAGAAGGAGAAGTTTGAGATGCCTAGAAATCCTTATCCACAGATGCCTATGCAAATGCCTATGCAAAACTTTGGCATGTTCCCTGGAGGGTGGATGATGACACCTCAGGGACCGATGTGGTTTCCAGCTGATAATACAGTAATGGGTTTTCAGCATCCGATGCCACCACCACCAAAGATGGTGCCACCACAGGTTGCTTATGGTAACAGGTCTTCTAAGCAGCGTTCTTCTCCAAAGAAGAGGATCAACCCACCAAAGCTAGGTGATGGACCTACACCAAAGGAAGCGTATGGTGTTAAGCAGCAGTTGGAGTTGCATATTCCGACAACTCCTGTTTCATCTCCTCCTAGATCGCCTCCTGGTGCTCCGCGAAAGAGACGTCAAGATGCCGATATGGAGGATGGTGAATTTTAGGTAAGAAAGTAGGTAGAAAGTAGTTAGGTTTTGTTTTGTAAATTTAATAATTAAGTAAAAAAAGAGGGGTGATTCTACCCTTTTTTTTTGTGTGTATAAAATAATAATTATTATATTTATAATATTTGAATTTTAAATATAATATTTAAACTACAGGATAAGATGGTTGCATAGCAATACCACAAATACCAGGATCATTAGTGCTATCAGATCTTTCAATCTTGACATATCCATTTTCACCCCATGATGGTCCCCAACTATTTTTTACCAACCAATATGGAGTTCCATTTTCTTCGCCATAACCAACAATAAGAACGCCATGATCAAGATTAGTTCCACAAGCATCGCTAGTAATAACACCACCAGTATAAAGTTGAAAGGTCTTAGTATCAGCTTCAATAGCAATAGAAACAGGTCCAGTAGCAACAGCTTCTTTAAGATGAACTTGATTGTTTGGAGTTACATCAACACATGATTTAACAGATACAACACCAGCACAATCATGACAAGTACCACCACTTGCAGTATAAGGATAATCATCTTCAGTACACATAGAATAGTCCATAGCATATTCAAATGCACCATCCATTAATCCACCATAACAACCATGATTGCCATATTTTTTAGAACAGTCAACAAGTTGTTGTTCTGAAAGACTAACTAGTTTGCCTTTGTTAATTGACCATGCACCTTCCATAGCACCAGTAGCACTAAAAGACCAACAAGAACCACACTGTCCTTGATCTTTTACAGGTGTAACAGCACCATTTTGTCGCCAATCAATAGAAGAAGGAGATTGTTGAGATTCAGAAGCAAACTTGTCACAACCACCAAAAAGTCTAGAAGGTTGCTTGAAATTGTTAAAAGAAGCAAATTCTTCGTTAGTTAAGTCTGCAAACTTAGTGATACCAAGATGATAAGAAGATTGTTGATTAGAATTGTGTTGTTCAATAAACTCTAGATTGGATTGAAAAATTTTGAATCTTTGTTCTAACTCCAAGAAATTATTATATCTTTTTTCAAATTGATGAATAAAATCTTGAAATCGAAGCCATTTGTGATCAGATTCATCAAATGTGACGTTAAAACCAAATACAGTTGGAAGAGTTAAAAGTCCTACGGTGAATAAAAAATTCATTTATAATATATATTAATATTTTTAGTTTTATGTCATTTTTCTAAATATTATATATTTCTTTAAACTCATTTAAGGTGTATATTGGTACATTAATTTCTTTGGCTTTAGCTGCTTTTCCAGTATCAGTATCTTTATTGTCTTTAACAATAACGGCGAATGTATTTTTTGTAACAGACGCAGACTCTTTTGCACCAATAACTTTGAGTTTTTCAGATAGTTCTTTATCCCTAAATCCCGTAATTACAACTGTTTTTTCATATAATGGATGACTTTCATCTTTTGCTTCAGAATATGGAATATCTGTTAGTTTATATTGAAGTTTCGCTTCATTTACGAAGGCAATAAATTTATCAATATTATTAACAAATTTTTCGGCAGTTTTTTTCTCCATACCCTTGATAGATATAATTTGTTGAATTTTTTCCGCAGATGATAAATCAGATGTTAATATATCAGGATATTTTTGCAAAATGGGTTCAATTCTTTTTTCACCGAAGCCACGTCCGAATAAATTAGAAACTGCCATAATTTTGGGTAATGAAGCTGCTTTGATTTTATCTTGAATAGAATTATATACTTTAGTAGCCATTTTGGTTTTAAAACCTTCGACCTTTTCAAAATCTGTTAAATTCATGGCAATAATTTTAGGTACAGAATCGAAGCCGGCTTTCATAATTTTTTTGACATTACCGGGACCAAGACCATCCACTTCTAATCCTTTAAAGAATCCGATGATATTTTTTTCTTTAACGGTTTCATCTTCTTCAGGATTTTCCAACATAATATCAACATGTGTTTCGTTCCATTTATATGGAACAGAAGGCATTTTGGCCTTTTCAGCTGGTTCAATAACAGACATAATATGTGGGATTACGTCTCCACTTCGGATTAATTTAATAATTGCACCAATACCGATTTTATTATCTTCAACAAATGCAGCATTAAATGCAGTTGCATATTCTATTTTGGCTCCTCCTAGATTAACTGGTTCAATTTGTATTCTAGGTTTTAAATAACCGTCTTTGCTAGGTGCCCATAATACATTCAACACTTTTGCCTCAGCTATTTGATCTGAAAGAACCATTTTAAATGCAAAAGCGTGATCAGGATTTTTGCCAGTTCTATCATATATCTTATCATCCGTTACAATAACACCATCGATAGTATATTCATAATTTTCTCTCCAATTGACTAATAATTCAGATAGAATATCATTAGATATACTTGTTTTTAATTCATTAATAACAACAGCTAAATTAGATAATGATTCTAAGAATTTCATTTGTTCGCTAGGTTTAAGATTAGGTTTAATAACTTCATAAGCGACAAAATCAATATCGGCAAATTTGGATGGTTCTATTTTCTTCTGATTTGCTAGTCCAGCTACCATATTTCTTGCATTAGAGAACTCATCTTGATATTTGTCAATAAATGTGGATTTTTTCATAATTAATTCGCCACGAATAGTGATATCAGGTGTATCAACAGGTAATTTCAAGAATGGAATAAGATGACTAATATCTTGTCCTACAATTCCATTTCCTCTAGTATATAATTTTTTTTGTGAATTTTCTGTAGTAAACAAAGCACTAATACCATCTAATTTTGCAGACAATACATACGGTCCTGTATATTTTTCCATCCATTTTGTAAGTACATTTGTATCAGGTTTTATTTTATCCATAGATGGCATTTGATATGGTAATGACACCTTATTTTTTTCAACTGGTGCACCGATTTCATCAAGAACTTTGTTTTTTGGATATGTTTTTTCAACATATTCTTTAATAATATCATATTGATTATCGGTCAATAGTTCTTCTTTATCATTATAATATGCTTCTGATGTTTTTCTTAAAATAGTAGTAAGTTCTTTTTCAGATAAAGATTTCAAAACATCAATACCATTTTCTTTGAAATTTTTAATGTCATTCATAAAATCTTTTTCATCTTTTTTCAAAGGTTCTTTGAGTTTAATAGTTTTATTGAGTGAAGTAGAATCAGGTCCAGGTGTAGGAGATTTTTGTGCACCATCTAATAAAACTACTGATCTACTATCAATTCTATTTACAGGTTCTTGATATTTCATTCCTAGGAATTGAAATATGGATTCTTCATCGGGGAAGTCTTGTTCAATTTTATCTCCTTTCTTACCTTTAGTCATAGAAGATAGTCCATGTTCATTTAATGTATATCCTAGATCTAGTGCTCTTTGTCTCATAACAGTATTAAACGCTTTGCTACCTGTAAAATATAAAATAGCAAATGCATATTCTTGAGGATCAGTATATAAGAAATCAATTCGTCTAGGTACTCCATTAGGTAATTCTCCAATAGTGAGACTTTTTGTTTTGCCTCTAGTCAACACTTCAGTAACAATATTATCTTGAATCAACCTATCTAAGAATAGGTTAAATGCATTAATATTATTTTCATTATTAGTAATAATGACATCAATATCTCCTGAACTTTTGGCTTGTCTTCGGAAGCTGCCTACAATTTCGAATTTACTACCGGATGGTGCAACTTCTTGAAAGATGGTGTTAAATATTTTTTCAAATTCCATAATTTCATCACGTGGTATTCTTTTAGTTAAAGGTTCATAATATTTTAATCCGATTTTTTGTGTGTCATTAAGTTTGGATTCATTTTCTTTGAGTTGTGCAATAGTTGTGATTCCATCATCAACTAATTGTTTAGCTTTTTTAGGTCCAATACCATAAATTTTAGTAAATAAATTAAGGGGATTTTGGCGTTCTCTTTCTAAAACTTTTAATGTGCCTGTTTTTTGAATTTCTTCTAATTTATCCATAATAGTTTTACCGATACCTGGTTTATCTTTTAATTGTTTGACATCAGTAATGTCATCGGGATAAGCCATAATAGTTTCAGATGCCTTTTTATATGCACGTGCTTTAAATGGCTCTCCTTGTCTCATCATAATATCAGATAATTCCTCCATAATATCAATAAGTTTGGTATTCATAGCAGCCATTTTTGGTTTATCTTGTGAAGATTCCTTTAAATCCTGTTTATTATCAATAATGGTAGTAGGTGGTGTAATCAATTTTTTTTTTAAATCTACCTCTTTTGGTGGTGTAGGAGTAAAACTCTCAACAATTATTAATTTTTTTTTCTTTTTCTTTTTTAATGTTTTTCTTTTTAGTGCCTTTTTTTCAGTTCCTTTTTTTAAGCTATTTTTTGACGAAGATTTGGATCGAGAATGTGATCGAGAACGTGATCTAGAACGTGATCTAGAACGTGATCGAGATTTTGAATTGAATGTAATAGATGAAATAGATGAATTAGATTTAGATGGAAGATTAGAAATATTTTCATAACAATACCCATAAGTTTTCAAAGTGTTTCTATCAGAAACAGATGTTGCACATATTTTTCCTTTTTCAGTATCAACACATTCATTATGTTCTTTGAATTTATATTTAAATGGAAAAATACATGGTCCTTCCAGTACCTTTTGATTCTTTTCCTTTTTTCCATATTTGTTTACAGGTGTACCTATCATTATGTATAAATTGAATATTTTATTTTAATACTTAAATAAAATATTTACTTAATTTATATGGATAATTATATATTAAATAGTGGGGAATATAAAACAATTATTGACGGAAATTTAATTGATGAAGCTAAATGGAATGTTTTATATGATGGAGAAAATTTGGAGGTTGAAGGAAAGAGAAATAATGAACAATTATATTTCCAATTAAATAATGATGAATTGATGAAACTTTTAGAATTGCCACCTGATTCATTAACTATGGATAAAAGATTAAACAGAGATTTAAAAAATCATAATTTACAAGTAAAACCTATTATTATGGAAGAAGTGTATGTAAAACCTAGAAAGAAGAAGGTACATTATACTAAAAGAAAATTAGACAAATCAAAACAAATATCGAGAGATAAATCAAAGGGAAAATCAAAAGGGAAATCAAAAAGTAAACATTCAAGAAAATCAAAAAAAGAACCTGTTCCTGATTTTCTAAGAACAATTTATTAATAATTTTTTTTTAGAATATCTTTCAAAATATAATAATCTGTATCAGAAAAGGATCTATTTTGTCTACGATTTTTATAATCATCTTTCTGATGTGTTTCCATAATATTCATATAATATGGAGATGCATAAATTAAATTGTGTGTATCTATTTGATAAATGGATTCAATATGTATTTTTTTTTTATATTTATCTACAGTAGTTTTCAAAAAATCGGCCATATTATCAAAATATTCTTCAGGAAAATAAAACACACAAATTAAAGCTTGTCTTTTCAGTTTTCGTGGATTACCTTGCATCTCAGAAAATTTATAGTGTCTTTCACAATTATTTTCAAATGCACGATCTATTGTTGCATCGATCAATTTATGTACATTTTTATCCCTTTTCAAATCAAAAGACATTTCTATTTCATACCCCATATATTATATCTAAACATTTTATTTTTTTTTATATACTACATCATGTAGTATATAAAATTTTAAAAAATATATACTACATAAATTTGTATTACTATAAAAAATAAATTAAAAATCTATTTTATAATGTCTTCTTCAGCTTCAAGATGGAAACAAGTTGGTGGTATTAATAGATCAGCAAGACATCAAATAGTAAAATCTCAAGAACAAGCAATAGGTCATTTAAATATTCTAGATTCTTTAGGTTCAACTAACACGAATATAGAGGTTTTTTCTAATTTGAGCATGCATAGTAATATTTATTATGAAGAGAATTCAGTAAATTATGATAATTTAATTGCTTATTATCCTTTTAATACTTTTATATCGTCACAAACTACTATATCAAATGAAACATTAAATCTTGATATTAGTGCTACTGCATTAGATTTAAATATAGTGTATAGTATTCCCACCGGTGGAATTACAAGTTCTTTGAACCCACTTCAATTGGCAAATGATAGCAAATATGGTAATTATTTGTTATTTAATACAGGGAGTCAATATTTATTAAGTGATTCATCATTTAATGATAGTAATATATTTTTGAATACTTATGTTAATAGTTTATATTCTGCTCTTACTGTTAATGCATGGGTTAAACCATCACAAAATACTAATCCTGATATTTCATCATCATTTTGTTTATTTGCATTAGATGATGTAGAAATGAATGGTTTAAGAGAGACACCTCCTGAAAATACTGGTATATTAAGTGATGAAAGATATGGATTATATTTATGGTGTCCTGGTTTTGATGGAAAATTACAATTATTTTCTGCTAGTAATTATGATACTGGAACAACCCAATATTTAATTAATGAGTCATCTGATGCATTAAAATTTAATGAATGGCAAATGATTACATTAGTTATACAAGGTTCATGTGTATATGTATATGTCGATGGTACATTAGCTATTTCAACAGGTACACTACCAAATCAAGCATATATAATTCCTCAAAAATATAAATTATTAATTAATCCTGGACCAATTGGATGGACTGGTGATGCATCCTATAGTATAGTAGATAGTCTAGGTGGTATTACTACAAACAATAATACTATTGGATTATTAGATTACAAAATATATAAAACTGCTTGGCCACAAGAAAAGATTCAATTTATTTCACAATTCCCTCCAAATACAAATAAGAGTTATGCATATAGTTTAACTAATAATCTAGGATTATTTGGTCATGAAGTTTCTATAGACAATAATTTATATGTCGGTGGCAATATTTATGGATTTAATGGAGCAACATTTTATGGAAAAAATAATTTTTATGGACCTACAAAATTTTATGAATCAGTTGAATTTGATGCAAGTAATATATTGGCATTTGATGCTTCTTTAGTTAATACATTAAGTATTAATACACCTATTGATCATGGTACCACATATATAGAAAATCCTGCATCATTAACTATTTGGAATCAAAGTAAAGATCCTGATCAAAATGCTAGTATACGTACTAATTGTGCAGAGGTAGATTTATCAGGAATACCTAGTTTTTTAATATATAATTCAGATCCTACAAATGATCCTAATGAAAGATATAATAAAGTTACATTTAGTGTTGGTGCTGATTGTAATGGAAGAAATGTTGGTATTGGTACATCTGATCCTAGTAGTTTATTACATATATTGGCCCCTTCAGGTGAAGATTGTGTTTTAATATTAGAGGCAAATAAAAATGATTTAGCATCACAGGAAGATAATAATCCATATATTGAATTTATCCAAGATGGTGGTTTAAAAGAAAGTGCTATTGGTCATTTAGGTTCTACTCTTGATTCACGTCATAATTCTTTATGGATTAAAAATAGTGGTGATGAATTGGCCGGTATAAGATTTGCAACACATTATGGTTCCAAAGCTGCAGGAACTATAGACTATAATAATGCTATTGAGAGATTAACTATTCAATATGATGGAAAAATTGGTATGAATTTAGATCAACCCATAACTGATGTTGATATTAGTGGAAGAGTTAGAATACAAGCTGATATATCAGCTAATGGAGTCCCAACAAATATTGGTAATTCTGTATTAATGCAACAAAATTATGCTCCAAATATAAATGGTTATTTAAATACTGTTTTAAATGTTAAGAGTGCATATAATTCAAATTCTGCAAATTTATTGGTTCAAAGATTAGGTCATGAAAATACATTTTCCGGACTCTATGCCCATGTTAATACAAGTATTATTGCAGATGAACCAGCTAGTTTATTACAAGATGGTGATCATTTACTCTCATTTGGAAGTGTTCTTGGTGATTCTGCAACACCTGGATTAGTTATTGCACCTTGGAATCATTTAACGAGTGGTGGTATGAGAGTTGATTATTCAGGTAATATTGGTATTAATAAATTTGATCCTAGTTTTAATTTAGATGTTAGTGGTACTATATTAACAGATCAACTTAAATTAACCAGTTATAATATTAATGGATTTGCTGATAGTAATGACGTACATGCCTTTAGAGATGATGGAAGTGGTAATATCTTATATTATCAATCTAGAACTGACCGAGGTCATATATGGAATACTACAAATGCAAGTTTATTCGATAAAGCCAAAATGAAGTTATATGGAAGTGGTAATTTATTTATAGCCGAAGGCGAAGATGTAATGGATTCTATTAGCAAAAATATTCAATTGTATATTGATGGTAGTGCTAATTCTAATCAAACTGTGGGCGCACCTTATGAAACTGTTGCTTTTTTTGCAAATTCATCATTATCTGAAGGTAGCTATAATCTTATTGCTGTAGGTAAAAACTATCAATCTACAAACAATTGGGGTGAATTACGCTTTGATTATGCACAAGATGCCAGTACTAATAATACGGTTAGTTTAGGATTCTTCAGTAATGGACGATTATTAAATGTTAAACCTACAGGATATGTTGGTATTGGTACATACGAACCTTCTACTACTTTAGATGTTAGTGGAGGTACAATTATTACACAAGATCGTAGTAATCTTGTTATTGGAACACCTGTATATCAACCATTAATAGCAAATCCACCAGGAAAGTATAATACTGTTCTCGGTATAAATGCATTACCAAAATATAGTGCTGGAGGTAGTTATAATATTGCAGTTGGAGGGGCAGCATTAACAAATAATACAGATGGTAGTCTTAATATTGCTATTGGTAAAGATAGTTTATATACAAATACTATTGGAGCTTATAATATTGCTATTGGTGAATCAAGTATGTATAGTAATACAAATGCTAGTTTTAATATTGGTATTGGTAATTATTCTTTACAAAATAGTTCCGGATTTACTGCTATAAACAATATTGCGATTGGTACAGCATCATTAGCATCCAATATTAATGGTGGAGAAAATATTGGTATTGGTAATCAATCTTTATATGATAATACAGATGGTAGTCATAATATTGCTATTGGTAATTTAGCTCTTAATAAAAATACAGGTAGCTATAATATTGGTATTGGTAGTGATTCATTATATAGTAATATAGGTGGTAAATACAATATTGCTATTGGACGTGATAGTTTAGCTAGTGAATCTATATCATCCAGCAATATTGGTATTGGATATAGAAGTTTTAATAATAAGAGCATGGGTAATTATAATACTGCTATTGGTGATGCAGCTGGTTATACTGATATTAGTGGTTATAATAATACTTATATCGGTTCTAATGCTGATGTTGTTAATACACCAGGAATAATTTATAATAATGCTACTGTTGTTGGATATAATGCAAAATCTTCAAAGTCACATTCTGTTATTTTGGGAGATTATTCGGATTTCTCTCTTAATGTAGGTATTGGAACAGCTTCTCCTGATTTTAAATTAGAAGTTGATAGTTATAATCAAGTTAATAATGGATTGTTATATAATTCTTTTTTCAAAAATTCTAGTATTGATGTCGTTAATAATCCCTATGAACAAGACGCTAGTAATAATGTTAGAATGTTATTAGGCAAAAATTTTTCTGTTAATAATGCTGCTGAATTTAGATTTAATTATTTTGGATCTAATGATTTTTCGAATGCATTAGCACTTGGTTTTATTAATAATTCTAATTTATTTAATTTAAATGCATGGGGTAATGTAGGTATTGGAACTCAAAATCCTCAAGCCATTCGTTCTAAAATGCATTTATATGATGCATGTAATAATGAATTTAGTACTGGATGCAAATTAACTATTGAAAATGGATTGGGTGGTATTAACCCTTTTACTTCAAATAGCAGACGAGCTAGACTTGCATTTGTTGACGCTTCATCAAATAATATTTCTGAATTTTCATTAGTTAATAATAATTTTGATTTTGATTTTTATGATGTTAGTAGTGTCTATTTTCATGCTAAAAATGGTAATATTAATTTTACTACTTCATGGCCTAATGATTTTTATACCAATATGAATGCTAATAACCTTAAAATGCAATTATCACAACGCGGTACATTAGGTATTGGTTTGGCTCCACGTGATTATATTAATTTTGATTCTATTGATACATCCGGTTATATTAAATTAGATATATCAGGTGGTAATGCAATAATCGAAGGTACTCCAGGTGCTGGTGGATTTCAGCCAATTGATTATAATAATTTTATTAAACAAGGTGGCGAATTTACCAATAAATTTGGGACTCATTATGGCTTGTTAAACGGAGGCGGAACATTCCCTATTGCATCTGATTATATGATGTCTTTAAGAACCAATTGGAATGGTAATAATCCACGTGAATATGGGGATGATTTCATTTTTTCTAGCGGAGGTGTTAGTGGTGAAACAACCGAATCTATTGAATTAATGAGAGTTAGACCTACAGGATATGTAGGTATTAATATATCTGATCCTTGTGCTAATTTAATGGTTGCTGATTCTTATGAACCACCTATTGTTGGTACAGATCCTGGGGCAAAAATTTCTATTTTTAATCGCAATCTTCAAAATACCGTTAAAAGATCTTGGTTAGAGTTTAGAGATGTTAGTTCTGATGGTATTACTGAATTCTCACTTGCAGGTAACAATTTTAATATGGATTTTTATGATTCTTCTGCTATTAATCTTAATATGAAAACAGGTGCATTCCAAATTCAAGAAAGCCCAAATAATAGACAAATGTTTGGCGTCTTAAATGATGGTAGAATCTTAATGAATATTAGTAATGATTCTATTTTGAATGATCCTAATCAAGGAAGACCTATTAGTGATTGTTCGGCACTTTTACTTAATGTTCGTGGTGGCGTATATATTACTGGACAAGATTCATCAGGAAGGGGCTTTGGATTAAATACAAATACTTATAAAATTGGTCAAGATTCTAGTTCTCAAATCCTTTTTCCTAGAACATTAATGGAATTTGCTACTGATTTTCAAGCTGGTTCCTCTGCTAGCGATTATGCTATCTTTTCTTCTGAATCTAGAGGTACTGTTAGTGATAGTGGAGATTTTGTTTTAACTATTGCTGATAATCCTGATGATAAATTTACTATTAGAAGTTTTGTACGTGAAACACCTGGTGGTGGACGTAATAGAGATTTGGCATATTTTTCGGATAATAGTGGCGTCGTATTAGCTGAAACTACTGTTATTGGTAATTTAGATGTTAGTGGAACTATAACCGTTAGTTCTGATATTAGCGTTGATTCTATTTCTGCATCTGTTGGTTATATTCAAGATTTTTCTGCTACACATGCTACTATTTATGATTTGAGTGTTACTAATGTTATGACTGTTGGTACATCTACTACATATATTACTTCTAATGAAATTAGTGCCAATACTATCTTTGTTTCCGATTTAAGTGCTCGAAATTTTGCTGTTACTGATTTATTTATTGTTCCTAGTCTTGATGTTGATGGATTTGCTGTTATTAATGAAATGAGTGCCAATTATGTTTATATTGAACATGATCTTAGTGTTAATGGATTCGCATATGTTAATGAACTTAGTGCGAATAAAGTTGTTATTAATGATCTTAGTGTTAATAGTTATGCTTTCATTCATGAACTTAGTGCAAATAAAGTTTTTATTGATGATTTAAGTTTTAATAATGCATTTGGTAAAACAGTTGTTATTAGTGATTCTGTTCGATCTCTTGATAATTCTATTTATATTGCTGGTGGAATAATTACTACACAAGATATTAGTGTTAATGGATTTGCATATGTTAATGATTTAAGTACAAATATTGCTTCTATTGATGATTTAAGTGTCAATAGTTATGCTTTCATTAATGAACTTAGTGCAAATAAAGTTTTTATTGATGATTTAAGTGTTAACAGTTATGCTTTCATTCATGAACTTAGTGCGAATAAAGTTGTCATAAATGATCTTAGTGTTAATAGTTATGCTTTTATAAATGAACTAAGTGCAAACTATGTAGTAATAAATGATCTTAGTGTGAATAATTATGGTTTCATCAACGAACTTAGTGCGAATCGTGTTGTTATAGATGATTTAAGTGTCAATAGTTATGGATACATAAATGAGTTAACTAGTAATTATGTTGTTATTGATGATCTTAGTGTCAATAGTTATGCTTTCATTAATGAATTAAGCGCAAATAATGTAGTAATAAATGATCTTAGTGTGAATAGTTATGCTTTTATTAATGAACTTAGTGCAAATAATGTTGTTATTGATGATTTGAGTGTTAACAGTTATGCTTTCATAAATGAACTTAGTGTGAATAATGTAGTAATAAATGATTTAAGTGTCAATAATTATGTTTTCATAAATGAACTAAGTGCAAATAATGTTGTTATTGATGATTTGAGTGTTAACAGTTATGCTTTCATTCATGAACTAAGTGCGAATCGTGTTATAATAGACGATTTAAGTGTCAATAGTTATGGATACATAAATGAGTTAACTAGTAATTATGTTGTTATTAATGATCTTAGTGTCAATAGTTATGCTTTCATTCATGAACTAAGTTCTAATAAGGTTGTAATAAATGATCTAAGTGTCAATAATCATGGATACATAAATGAACTTAGTGCAAATAAAGTTGTTATAGATGATTTGAGTGTTAACAGTTATGCTTATATTAATGAATTAAATGTATATGATTTATCAGCAACAAATAGTATTATTGTAAAAGGTGGAACTGCACCAAATAATGGAGGATTGCAATCTACCTATTTATATAATTCCAGTACTTCTCGATTTGATGGAAATATGGGAATTAAAGCTGATCCTGCGTCTGATTATGAATTATTAGTAAATGGTAGTGCTAGAATTACGCAAAATGCTGATATTAGTGGTGATTTAGTTGTGCAAGGTAATGTTATTATAATTGATGGATCACCCATTACACCAATTCAAGGAACTACAGATACATTATCAATTAATAATGTTTCTAATCAAAATGCATTTAATATTTATAAGACGTCTACAACTCAAGGTAATAATATTTTAGTTTTTAGTGATGCATCAAACGTTGTTGATCCTACTGGAAGTAATTCTAATTGGCAACAATATTTAACTTTTTCTGTTGATGGAAATAAAAATAGTTCTAATTTGGATAATGGTAATACAAATGTTGATGGTAGAGTTAGAACTCTTAGAGGTATAACTGTTACCAATCCACCAACTGGATCACTTAATGTTACTTATGATTCGAATCCTACAAACGCATTAGATGTATATGGTCCTGTTAAAATTCAAAATGGAAATGATTCTGTCCCTGCATCATTATATGTATTAGGAGATGCTTCTTTTACATTACTAACGGTTGAAACGTCTAGTAATTTACTTGGAAATGTTGGTATTGGGAAAACTAGTAATAGTTCTTATGTACTTGATATTAGTGGTGATGTTTTAATTAATGGATCTTTGGATATCAGTTCAAGTACTATTAATAATAATAAAATTGTTACACAAGATTTAAGTGTTAATCGTTTTGCTAGTTTTAATGATATTAGTGTTAATGCTTTGGGATATATACATAATTTAATTACAATTGATTTATCAGCATCTAATATTCATAGTAATAGTATTATTACTACTGATCTTAGTGTCAATAGTTATGGTTTTATTAATGAGTTAAGTGCCAATTATGTTGTTATTAATGATCTTAGTGTCAATAGTTATGGTTTTATTAATGAGTTAAGTGCCAATTATGTTGTTATTAATGATTTGAGTGTCAATAGTTATGGTTTTATAAATGAACTTAGTGCTAATAATGTTGTTATTAATGATTTGAGTGTCAATAGTTATGGTTTCATAAATGAACTTAGTGCTAATTATGTTGTTATTAATGATTTGAGTGTCAATAGTTATGGTTTCATAAATGAACTTAGTGCTAATAATGTTGTTATTAATGATCTTAGTGTCAATAGTTATGGTTTCATAAATGAACTTAGTGCTAATAATGTTGTTATTAATGATTTGAGTGTCAATAGTTATGGTTTCATAAATGAACTTAGTGCAAATCTTGTAATTATAGATGATTTAAGTGTCAATAGTCATGGATACATAAATGAGTTAACTAGTAATTATGTTTTCATAAATGAACTTAGTGCCAATCGTGTTATAATAGATGATTTAAGTGTCAATAGTTATGCTTTTATTAATGAGTTAAGTGCCAATAATGTTGTTATTAATGATGTTAGTGTCAATAGTTATGGATACATAAATGAGTTAACTAGTAATTATGTTTTCATAAATGAACTTAGTGCTAATAATGTTGTTATTAATGATTTAAGTGTCAATAGTTATGGTTTCATAAATGAACTTAGTGCTAATAATGTTGTTATTAATGATTTAAGTGTCAATAGTTATGGTTTCATAAATGAACTTAGTGCCAATCGTGTTATAATAGATGATTTAAGTGTCAATAGTTATGGTTTCATAAATGAATTAACTAGTAATAATGTTGTTATTAATGATCTTAGTGTCAATAGTTATGGGTACATAAATGAACTTAGTGCAAATCTTGTAATTATAGATGACCTAAGTGTCAATAGTTATGCTTTCATAAATGAATTAAGTGCAAATAATGTTGTAATAAATGATATAAGTATTAATAATTATGCTTTCATTAATGAATTAAGTGCCAATTATGTAGTAATAAATGATATAAGTGTTAACAGTTATGCATACATAAATGAGTTAAGTGCAAATAATGTTGTAATAAATGATTTGAGTGTTAATAGTTATGCATACATTTATGAATTAAGTGCAAATAATGTGTTTATTGATGATTTAAGTGTTAATAATTTTTACTCACAAAGAGAAATAGTTGATAATATAGTTGTAACTTATTCTATAATTGGAAATGATTTAAGTATTAATGATTTAGCATATATTAATGAACTTAGTGCTAATAATGTAGTTATAAATGATTTGAGTGTGAATAGTTACGCTTTTATTAATGAGTTAAGTGCCAATTATGTAGTTATTAATGATTTAAGCGTCAATAGTTTTGGTTTCATAAATGAACTTAGTGCTAATAATGTAGTTATAAATGATTTGAGTGTGAATACTTATGCTTTTATTAATGAGTTAAGTGCTAATTATGTAGTTATTAATGATTTAAGCGTCAATAGTTTTGGTTTCATAAATGAACTTAGTGCTAATAATGTAGTTATAAATGATTTGAGTGTGAATACTTATGCTTTTATTCATGAACTTAGTGCGAATCGTGTTATAATAGACGATTTAAGTGTCAATAGTTTTGGTTTCATAAATGAACTTAGTGCAAATTATGTAGTAATAGACGATCTAAGTGTCAATAGTTACGCTTTTATTAACGAACTTAGCGCTAATAATGTAGTTATAAATGATTTGAGTGTGAATACTTATGGTTTTATTAATGAACTAAGTGCGAATCGTGTTATAATAGACGATGTAAGTGTGAATAGTTATGCTTTTATTAATGAACTAAGTGCAAATCGTGTAGTAATAAATGATGTAAGTGTGAATAGTTATGCTTTTATTAATGAACTAAGTGCGACTAACGTAGTAATAAATGATGTAAGTGTGAATAGTTATGCTTTTATTAATGAATTAAGCGCAAATAATGTAGTAATAGACGATCTAAGTGTGAATAGTTATGCTTTTATAAATGAACTAAGTGCGACTAACGTAGTAATAAATGATGTAAGTGTGAATAGTTATGCTTTTATTAATGAACTAAGCGCAAATAATGTAGTAATAAATGATGTAAGTGTGAATAGTTATGCTTTTATTAATGAACTAAGTGCAAATCGTGTAGTAATAGACGATCTAAGTGTGAATAGTTATGCTTTTATTAATGAACTAAGTGCAAATCGTGTAGTAATAAATGATGTAAGTGTGAATAGTTATGCTTTTATTAATGAAATAAGTGCAAATCGTGTAGTAATAGATGATCTAAGTGTGAATAGTTATGCTTTTATAAATGAACTAAGTGCGACTAACGTAGTAATAAATGATGTAAGTGTGAATAGTTATGCTTTTATTAATGAATTAAGCGCAAATAATGTAGTAATAAATGATTTAAGTGTCAATAGTCATGCATATATAACAACAGGTTTAGATGTAGTTGGAGTAGTAGATATAACAGGAAATATGTCATTAGATGGTGATATAACAGTAACAGGTGAAGTTCAAGCTCAATCATTTAATTCTACATCAGACGAGAGATTGAAAAGTGAAATAAAGAGATTAGAAAATAGTTTGGAAAATATAAATAAATTGGGTGGATACGAATTTATACTAGCAGAAAAGAAGAGTTTAGGTGTATTGGCACAAGAGGTTGAAAAAGTGTATCCTGAATTGGTAATAGAAAATGATACTGGTTATAAGTCAGTAAATTATGATGGTTTAATAGGTCCATTAATAGAGAGTATAAAAGATTTGAAGAGAGAAAATAGAGAAGTAAAAGATGAAATAAATAAGATATGGGATACAATAAAAAAATAATTTTATAGTTTTTTAAAATAATAAAAATATATAAAATGCCAATAGATATTTCACAAGGATGGGTAGATATAAATATGAATAATGCCTCTTTTACTATGACAGAAGACATTAGGGTAGTGGATAATATAGTTTTTGAAAACAAGAATCAATTTTTTGAATTTGGAGATGATGGAATAGTATTTGATGGAAATAATTATATAATAGATATTAATGGAATAACTGGTGATCTTTATGAAGGTGTATTTAGAAATGGATATTACGATTTTAATACTCAGACTTTTACAAAAGGGAAAAAAAATACGATAATTAAAAATCTTGGTATAACAAATACAAATAGCATTCTTGCTTCTTATGGTGGATGGATAGGTCAAAAAGGTTATAGTAATGATGCATGTAATAATTTAATAGAAAATTGTTATAGCACAGGTGAAATAAATTTATATGGTGGTGGAATAGTAGGTGGATTTTCTGCATGGGATGCATCAGCTTCATTATTAATAAATAATTGTTATACTACAGGAGAAATAAAGGGGTCGTCGGGTGGTATAGTGGGTATATTTTCTACTGCACGAAATGGTAAAATAATAGTGGAAAATAGTTATCATATTGGTGATTTAAATGGCAGTGGAAGTGGTGGAATCTTTTCCGAAGTAAAGAATTCAAATGGTGGAGTGGGAGGTACAGCTATTGTAAAAAAATGTTATGTAAAAGGAGATATTTATAACACATCAAATCCTCAGGGGAATACAACTGGTGGTTTATTTGCAGAAAATTGTAATGGAGTTTCTATAATAGCACAAGATAGTTATTTTGAAGGAAATATAATAAATGAAGTTACTACTAGTTTTGCATATGCACCTGGTGGAATATTTGGTGCTAATGCTAATGGTGTACAAGTAATAAATTGTTATACAAAAGGAAATGTAAGTGGTACAGGAACTGGCGGAATATTTGGAAATTCGTGTAGTAATAGTAGTGTAATAAATAGTTATGTAAGTGGAACTATAACAGGAACAAATGCTTCTGCTTTTGATAGTTTTAATGGTGTAAGCAATACAAAAACAAATACTTATGCAGCAAATGGGACCTGGAATCAAATAGATGCTTATAATAATTTAAATAATGGAACTATTTATCAATATAATTCAATAAATGGGCCAGGTAGTAATGATATTTATATAAATTTATATCCAAAACCGTATTTGTTGTATTGGCAATATACATACGTACCATCATATGAATCATTAGCAAATATAGAAACAAATTTTAAAGTGAATCAATTGGATATATCATCGATATTTTTGCCTGTTAGGTTTGCATTAACAGATTATGCAAATACTAATTATGATGTGTCAAATGTTGATTTTAATAATATTTTTGGAGTAAAAAGAGCGACTGGTGATATAATAAGTGTTAATACAAACTATAAAGTAAATAATGTGGATTTATCAGGAATAATATCACCATTTGTAGATTTAGGTTATACAATTTCATATGTAACAACAACTTTAACTTCATTTTTAGTAATAGGACCTACATATTATTATTTATTTTATCCATGGTTTAATAGGACAACTTCTATATTAGACGACTATTCTATAATAGATCAATATATTGATCAATTAAACCAAGAGTTTGTATATTTTTTATACTTTATAAATACAACAACAAATGATTATTATTTACGATATAAAGATAATGAAGGAAATAATCAAACAATTATTGTTCCTGTAAGTTATAGTCCTGTAATAAAATATGCGATAACGAATTTACCCTAATTTTAAAATATATGTATATACAAATGATGAATATAGATCCATCTACATATTATTTTTGGGCTTCTATTACTAGTATTACGTATGGTGTATATGCTGCATTTAGATATTATTCTGTATCGGGAGTTGATTTAATAAATACTAAGGATGCAAAAAAAATGATAAAAACAGGTGGAATAAAAAATATAATAGATGTAAGAACAAAAACTGAATGGAATATGGGTCATTTTAAAAATGCTATACATATTCCTATAAATGACATAAATGAAAAATCAACAAAAAAATTAAAGAAAGAAGAAGGTATATTAACATACTGTAATACTGGTCAAAGAGCAAGAGCTGCTGCTGAACGTTTAAAAGAATTAGGATTTAAAAAAGTATACTATATAGATGGGACGTATACTGGGTTAAATTAAAATGTCTTTTATTTATATAATAATGGAAAAATATATAGGTAAGGTTATTCTTGTTAATTTACCAAATAATAGACGACCAAGGTATAGATGGATTATTAGAAAAAGGGATGATGGTAGATATATCACAAGAGTTCCAAAAGACGATGTATTATTAAGAGAATTAAGTTTAAAAAGAAATAATGATTATGGTAAAGAAGTTTTACTTCCAATTGGAAGTAAACCATATATTTCACCTAGGATAATAAAAAGTAAAAAAAAATTTAAATATCAAAATAAGATGACGAAAAAGAATCGAAAAATAAAAAAACTTAAAAACTAAAAAAAATTGAATCGCATTTTAATTTAAAAACGAATTGCATTAAATTAAAATGAATCCACCGGATTACTTGTCTAAGCTGAACTGTCATGAGAGAGATTCTCATATTACATTTGATGAAGGTCCTCATATTTATACGATAGATGGAGACTCTGATTATACTTCATGTACTACGTGGAATCATAGTCATTTCGAACATTTCAACGCGGATGCTATTATAGCAAACATGATGAAATCACCCAAATGGCCTGAAAATAAGTATTATGGAAAAACACCTGATGAAATCAAGGCGTTATGGAATAAGAATCGTGACGAAGCTGCGGGTGCTGGTACAAAGATGCATTATGATATTGAGTGTTTCTATAATAATTGTCCCAATACAAATGAGTCAATCGAATACAAATACTTTTTGGAGTTTGCCAAAGATTATGGAGAACTTAAACCATATAGGACAGAGTGGATGGTTTACCATGAAGAGTTAAAAATTGCTGGCTCAATTGATATGGTATTTGAGAAAGAAGATGGAACATTATTAATATATGATTGGAAAAGGTCCAAAGAAATCAAAAAGACGAATCCATTTAACAAATGGGCAAATAAAGAAGAAATTGAGCATTTACCGGATTCAAATTACTGGCACTATTGTTTGCAGTTGAATACATATAAGGCTATATTGGAAGATAAATATGGCAAAAAAGTGGATGAACTTTATCTAGTTTGTTTGCATCCTGAAAATAAAAACGGTTCTTATCAGAGAATAAAGGTTGTTGATTTACAGAATGAAGTTAAAGAATTATTTGAACGCAGAAAGAAAGATCTAATGAATAAAACTTAAAAATATAATTTATAAATTTAAATATAGGAAATGAAAATAAAAAATAGTATTACATTTTTTTCGTTAATTTTATTTGGAATAGGTACGGGTGTATGTAGTTATTATGCATATCCATATATATTGGAATTTTTTAATAAGGAAAAAAAACAGGAAAAGAAAAAGATTTCATATGAAAATAAATATTATGATGAATATGATAAATTAGAAGAACTCGATTTAGATGAGGAGTATGTTAAATCATTAAAAAATAATAAAGTTATTGAATTAACACCAAAAGGTAATGTACTAATGTATTATGATTTTGAAAAAGAATCTTTTATATATTATTGTGATACAAAGGATATTAGTTACTTATATTTGGAGACTATAGCAAGAAAATATGCGATATCATTTAATTGTAAAAAGATAGTAATAGATATTAAAAAAGAGTTGGAAGAGGCAAAGAAAGATAAACCAAAACAAGAAAATGGGAAAAAGGGGGATTCTTTATTTGCAACTCTAAAAGATTATAATAGAAAAGGTACAGGTGGTGCAAAGAAAATAAATAAAAAATTTATATTGAGACAAAATGCCAATAGATATAGTTATAAGGGTAAATTTTCTGAAGCTTTGTTATTACAAACGGACACATATAGTATAAAAAAAGATACAAAGGAAATGGATTTTAATAGTTTTAAACAAAACTATACAAAAAAAACCTAACTATACAATATATGGAACCGCCTAGTAAATTTTTAAATAAAATAAAAGATCCTGATCAAAAAAGAAAAATTATATTAGAACAAATATTAAAAGATAGAGGTGATGAAGATGCTTTAATAAGAAAACAACTCGAAACAAATAATTTTAATATTGATTTTGATGGTCCACCTCAAATGAATATATATTTAGTTTCTTCTGCACTTTTAGAGCTTACATCTTTAATATTGGCTGGATATGCATCTGCTATAAAAAAGGTCAATTCAAAACTTCCACAAAAGGGTGGTACAAATGGAGGAGAACCTACATCATTATCTAGTGCTAGTACTGATGTTGCAAAAACTGCTCAGGATGTAAAAGGACAGGCACAAGATCAATCTAAAGAAGGTGCTTCTAATAAAGCATCTAAAATGGCACAATTATTATTAAAAAGAGCTATTAAAACAGCCGAAAATTTATTAAATATGTATTTGGATTGGTTAATTCAGTTTTTTGACCCCAATTTAGCTACTACTCCTTATCAAGAGTTGTCACCTGAATTTAATAAAAAATTAATATTATTAGCTTCTGTTATGCAACAATTGTCTATTAATCCTGCTACACAAGCTGCTGTTAAACAAATTGCTGAGGCTTATACTACTACTATATTGAATATTTTAGAGGCTATTAAACCTGAAATTGAGAAGATTACGGATAAAGGATTAGAGTTATATGGTGAATCAGTTCAAAAGGGTGTTAGAGGTGTTACAGAAACTGGGGTTTCGTTTGTACAGTCATTTCTTGCTGCTATTCCTTGGGTTGGAGGTATAATGGATTTTATTATATCTCTAGGTAAAGGATTTAATACAACTATGGAATTGGTTAAAGTTATGAGTGATAAAGGTGGTCCTATTGCTGTTGATGGAACCAAAGCTTACATAAAAGGTTCTGATGCATGGCAAGAAGGAGCAGAAGACAGAGATAAAGCAAATAAAGCACTTACTAATCTAGCTGTAGCTGGAATAGACAACCCAGTTAGTCAAACTGTTCCTTCAAACATACCTATATCCGACATGGGAGGGGTAAAAGGAGGTGGAAAAAAAATGTCAAAAAAGTATAAACAAAATAAAAAACGATTAAGTCGCACTATTAAGCGTTTTAATAGTGTATTACCTAAAATGAAATACCATATTAAGTAGTGCCTTTTTTTCAGTTCCTTTTTTTCAGTTCCCTTTTTTAAGTAACTTTTTTTTCTTCTGTTTGTTTTTTCAACCATTCCATATAACCGATGCTCTTTTTTATATTAAATGATGTTCCCAAATGCTCCTTTGCTATTTCTAACGTCTTTTTTTCTTGATCTGACAATTGATCTATATATACCTGGATATTATCCATATGTTTTATAAATTTATGGATAATAATATATTTAAATATTTTGCTTCAATTTTTCTTTTAAATATTCACAAACATTTGGTTATGAAGTATATTTAAAATATTCTTATTTCTTTTAAATGGTATATTATTTATGTATTCATTTATTATTTCATTTAATTTATATTTTACTAATAATTCTTCATGATTTTGATACATGTAATATAATATTGAAAATTGTGACCATGTTTCTTTAAATTGCCATAAATATTTTATTATTATTTTCCTTTCACTTCCCATTAAATAGTCCAATATTTCTTTGCAATATTTTTTTTCTATTTTCTCTCTATTACATGTGTATGTATTTATTATTTCATTTATTAAATTGTTCTCTAATTTTTCTTTTTTAAACTTTTCCATGTATATTATTACATATAATTCAATTGGTATGTATTTTATATTTATTAATTCATTTAAAAATAAATATATGTTTTTTAAATCTATATTTGGAAAATAAAAACTATTTGATAAATTATATATTATTGGCATGTCATTTTTTATTTTTATTGATAATTCTTCTGTTATAAAACATATTTTATTTTTATTTAATATATTTATTGAATTCAATATATGATAAAAATATATTATAAAATCTCTCTCTATATTTAACTCCTCTATATTTTCATCAAATTCTAATAATTTATATTTTATATTTATTTCATTTTTACTGTTTATTTCATTATAATTCTCATCGTAATTTTTTATTTTTATTATTGGAGAAAAATATTCATTAAAAAAAGGGATTTTTTTTACTTTATTTGAAATTGATATTAAATTATTTATTTGAAAACTATTTTCTTTTAAATATTTCATTATTTATAGTATTATATTATTATTTAAGTCTTTTGTGTCTGAAGGAAATATCTGTTTTTAAATGTCTTTTTAAATTTTCCTGTTATTATTTCTTTCTCTATTCCTTCTTCTGTTAATCTCTCTTCTTCGTCATCTAATCTTTCTGAATATTCTATACAAAATTGCTCAAATAATATTGATGGTTTTGAACCTTTATTTAATTCTATAAACTCATCCATCAAGTCAATTATTTCTCTATCAATATTTATATATTTACGTCTCTCTTTTTCCTTTTTTTCTTCATTTTTTTTATTTCTGAAATAATATCTACCACTCTTATAAGCTTTCTCTAATATATCTCCTTGATATCCTTTTTCTGCTAGTGTTTCTGTCTCTTGATTAATTATTTCTTCATTCGATTTTACCCATCTTTCCCAGTTTTCTTTATATTCCATTCTATCTGTGTATTGGTTTATCTTTGCAAAGCTATGTATTTCTTGTACAAATGCTTCTGAAAATTTGAACCTGAAGGTACTAGTACTCATATTCTATTTAATAATTGCTTTATTTAATAATTATTAAATTCAATTTTTTTTTATATTACTTATAATATTGATGACTAACTTGTATAATCTTAAAAGTATTCCTTATTATGATTCTATTCAACAATCTTATAGAAATATATTAGTTATTAATAAATATCCTGATGGTAACTTAGCTACTATTGTTAAAAAAATTTATAGAAATAAATTGTCTCCTTTTGATGTATCTACCAAATCATGTCCTACACCTAGGTGTATTTATGCTATTCAAAGTTTAAATGATCCTAACAAACTTATGTGTGATGATGATATTACTGATTTATTTGAATTCTTTACCAATAATGGTTATAATGTTGATGCTTCTTATACAAAAATTATGCAAAAAACTCATCTTAATAATGATGGTATTCTTATTTGTGTTTTTAGAGGTCCATAATTTAATGTTTTCGTTTTGAACGTTTTAATTTTCTTTTTGATTTTTTGGTTTTACGTCTTGATTTTTTGGTTTTACGTCTTGATTTTTTGCTTTTCTTTGTTTTTCTTTTTCCTCCTTTTGGAGGACCTTGTGGAACATCGGGTAAAGATTCAGCTAATAGGGTGGTTACTTCATCCGGATCTACATCTGATCCTTTGCCATACTTTTGCTCTGCTGCAGTTACTGTTTTTCGTGCTTTTACTTCTTCTTCGGTAGGTTCATACGTTTGAGCAACAGTAGCTAGAGCTAATCGGGTGGGACCTTCTATATCCGGACCAGGTGGTGAAGGAAGTGCGGGCATTCCATCATATTGTATACCAGTTTTGTCCGCAAACCAAGCTTTTATAAAATCACTCCATTTACCGGAATAATCCCCTTTTTCGAAGGAAGGACAATATTCCATCCATTTTTCTTTGTTACAAGGTTGTATTGTTAAATTACACCATTTGCTTTTTGTATTACTATAATAGTTTAATTTCATTTGATCTCCGTCTCCTGTTATTTTTTTAAACCAAATTTGTGCTGGAAAACTACCAATTACTGTATTATTATCGGCACGTAAAATATTAAATTTGGCGATGGATGAAAAACGTGTGCTTTTTTGATATTGAAAATATATGTGATGATTACCTGAATCAAAAGTTTTACTTTCACAAGGCATAATTGCATAAACATATAATCGAGATGATTTTATCTTGTCTATAGGCATTAATATATATAATAAATGTATATATTAATTTGTGTAAATAATAATCACTTAACGTCTTTTGGTACCTTTTCTTTTTCCGCGTTTTCCCTTTCTACGTGATTTTTTTCCTTTTTTATGGGTTTTCTTCTTGTGTGATTTCTTACCTTTTTTGTGTGCCTTTTTAGATTTGACACCAACCAATTCGAGTTGTTTTTCTGTATCAGCAGCACCAATTTCTAAATCAGCAGCACCGACTTCTATATCTTTTACTGCAACATCAGCAGTTTTTTTCACAGCCTCTTCAGGTTTTACATATGTTTTTTTAGCTTCAGATAAAATGTCACTTAATAAAACAGTTTTACCATTAGCTTTTGCTCTCATTTCATCACCAACTTTTTTTGTGTGTTCTCTCCAAGCGTTTGTCATTATATAATAAAGTAATAAAATAAAAAATTGATAAGAAAAATATATAATTATTTTTTTTATAAATAAAGGTTAAATGTCTAAATTAATACTAACGCGATATTTGTATATTTTCGACGAAGTTTGTCTATCACTATTAACAGCATTATTGCAAGGAAAAAATTTAGATGAATGTAATTTTTGGGCATCAGAAATATATTATTCAAAATTAGAAGATCAGTTATGGGAATTTATATGGTTTATTTATTATGATTTCTATTTTATAAAAAATCCTGATTTTAATGATTTTATAAAAAAGAAAAATAAAGTAAATAATTTCATATCAGTATTATCAGTAATTAAAAATTTATTTAAAATGAAGAATGATCCTAGTATATTTATATTACGTCAATTCAATTCAAATTTTAAAAATATAAATTGTGTTTTTAGAGGTAAAAAGCCGTTATGGTTAGAAAAATATGATATAAAATATCATAAATTATTGCGTAATATAAAAAATAATAATATTTTAAATGTGGCATCTATGTTACCGGAAGTATTAACAGATGAAATAGTTAATGTATTAAAGGATTATTTTCAAAATGATAAATATTTTGAAATAATATTGGATGATAGTTATACGAATCATCATCATAAATTATTGTGTATAGTTTATTTGTATCTTATAAATAGAGAGATTATAGAAAAAAATGTGAAAAAAATTTATATGGGTTGTAAAGATGATGAAGTTGAATTTTATGAAGAATTAGATAAAATTAATCCTCCATTATCAAATGAGTTCAAAATTCCTCTTTTGTATAAATTATTGCCTATGAAAAGGAAATATGAAATACCTGAAATAATATCTTCATTTAGATTGTGTAGATTTAATTGTGAGTCAATACAAAAAGAGATTAATTTAAATTGGGAATATAATGCATATATGTGTCCTGTATGGAAAGAGAGAATGGATAAATATGAATGTTATGTAGAAGATGAAAAAATAAAATTTAAGAATGATGATATGTTAGAGGGATTTTACGAGGAGTATAATTTGGAGCCGGATGAGCAAAGTTATGAATGTCAAAATAAGATAAATATAAATATGGTGTCAAGTAATTGGAAAAAGTGGTATTTTGAAATATTCAAAGAAAATAATATATATGAATTTTCGGATGAATTTAAATTTAATTATTAAAAAAAAATTGAAATAATATAATTATATAAAATTAAAAATATAAATATAAAAGGCAATCATGGTTAAAAACGCAAAAGGTGGTAATAAGTCTAAGAAAATGGGCCGTAAATTTATAAACGCTCCTGTAAATAAAGCATTAAGAATGGCAAATCCGAGTGAGTCGTGTGAGATATATGGTGTAGTGAATAAATTGTTTGGTCATGGAAGGTTTGAAATAGTGGATCCGGAAGGTAAAACTAGATTAGTAATAATACCGAATAAATTTAGAGGTAGATCAAAGAGAGATAATAATGTAGTGTTAGGTGGATGGGTTTTGGTTGGAATTAGAGAGTATGAGTCAGGAGAAAATCCAAAGTGTGATTTATTAGAAGTGTATAATGATTCTGAAAAAGTTAGACTTAAAAAGACGGGTAATCCTATATTCTTAAAATTAAAAAGTGATTATGATAAAAATGCACCTGATGAAGAAGATGAACTTGAGTTTACATTTGAAGATAATACAATAGATGAAAAAGAGTATGACGATATGATGGCAACTATAGGTAATAATAAAAAGGATAGTGGAAATATTAATATTGTGATGGGAGATGATGATGAAGAAATAGATATAGATGATATTTAAAGAATTATTTGATCATGCATTCATCACCATACCCAAATAAATTAAAAAAATAGTTCCAAAATGGAGTATTAATATTATTTTTTAATGTTAGTATACTTTTATTTTTTATATAATAATAATCTTCATCGGTAATTTGAATTCGGTCAAGTACTTCTATATTAAGATTAACATAGTCAATATTGATGATATAAATTGGGGTATTTGTGTTTTTTGCCAAGTAATAGAATCCTGATTTCCAAGAAATGGTTCCGCCACTTGGAAATAAAACGGCACAAAAGTGTTTTAATGAATTTAAGTAATTAGATTCATTATAAATAAAATTGGGTGTTTTGACAGCACGTATCCAAGAGTTGTTATAATTAAAACAATATGCCATATAAAAAAAATGAGATATATGTGATTTTTCTAAAATATAGTGAAGCCATAATCCATCTAAGAATGGTGTAGTATGGTTAGCAATTAATATTTTTTTTTGGTCATTAAAAAACTTATTTTTAAGACTATTATTTTTAAAATTCATTAAAATTAAAAAATAATAAATAAATTTAATTTAAACTATTGATAATGGCTTGTTGAAAATCGTCATCATATGTATCTTCATTTATTTGATTTTCTAATAATGTAAAAATATTTCTAGAAAATGGGAAAATAGAGCGTTGATAAGATTGTAAAAAATTTTGTCGTGAAGTATTAATTGGTGTTGTATCATTATTTTCGGTATAATTATTATTTACTATTTCTTTTCCTTTAAAAGTATATCTACAAATAGGACATTCATTACTTTCTTTTTCGAGCCATAATAATATGTCGTCTTTAAATCCATGTTGACAAGGTAAAATAATAATTTCGTCGTTATATTGGAATTTTTCTTGAGTAATAGGACAAGTGTCATTTGTGCAAATATTTTCTGTAAAGGTTGTTTTATTTAATTTTTCTTTTTCTTCGTCAGCAATAACAGTTTTATATTTATTTTCAACATTTAATGTATTATTAATAAAGTTATTAGTAGTTGAAATATTATTTTGATTTGTGAGACGATTCATAAATAACGGATTAGTTAAAATAGATGGGTTATGTTGATTAGAAAGTAATAAATTTCCTAATAATATATTTCGTATAGAAAAAGGATTTATGTTATATGGATAAGTATTTGAATTATTACTAATATCTTGAAAATTTATATTTTCCAAATTGCTACTTATATCAGTAAATATATTCATTTTGTATTATTATAAATAAATATATTTATATTCATACTAATTTGTTATTACATTTAAAAGTTGTATCTATCTACATTTAAAATTTCTGTTATCAATTTCCATGGATTTAAATCATTCAACATATCCATTCCTTTTTCTTGGAAACTATTTAATAATGCTGGACTATAGCCTGATAGCATACTCACATTCTTTCTACTTGAAACTGAAGGAAATCCATTTGTAGATCGAAGATTCCAATATAGAATATGAGGTGGTTTCATGTCATGTGATGCAAATAATTTTTCTACTTCTATATCAAATTGTTTATTCTCTTTTGTTGCTTGGTCAAATTGCATGTCTGAGAAAATTACTAGTATAAGTCCTTCAACTTCTTGAGGTGTCATTTTTGCCTCTAGAATTGCATCTAAAATTAATCTAAATGCTGCTGCTATATTTGTACTATTTCCCCAATCTGCATGTTTAAGTTTATTCACTTTTTCAATAAATGTTAATTCAGATTTTTCAGATTTTTTTCCCTCTAAATTTACCCATGTTGGTCTTTCTGAGAATGTTAATACTCTATTTCCTAGTTTTGATTTTTCTGCAACTCTAATTGAAAGTCCAATACAACTATATAATGGTTGGCAATTATCCGTTTCCATAGATCCGGATGTATCTGAAATTACTACCATATTTTCCAAATCTTTGGTATATGAGCTATTTTTATTCCAACTTAAATTAATTACATCTTGTTCCTCTTGGGACAATCTGTGACTTCCAAGAGCATCTTTTACAAAATCATACATACTCACATTTTTTGCTTTTATCTCTTTTTTTCCCGACTTCACGTCTTCAATATATTTCTTATAATTTTCTGCGCATGTAACTCGATCTTCTAATTCTTTTTGTTTATTATTTAAGAATGCTTTTTTCTGTTTCATATTTGTAATACTAGTCACTTTATTAAAATTAATACTCTTCCAGTCTTTACCACACATAAAGATTTGGGTTGTTTCCAAAATTTTGTTTTGCTCGGAAAGTAACTTTCTATAGTGAGTGAGTGCTTTTTTGATGGCTTTGCCGTTCCATCCGTATTTTCCATAGTTTGAGAAGTAGTCTTTTGCAAAAAATTCAAATTGCCAACCAAATTTTCTACTCTTTTCTCTTGAGATCCACTTTGCTACTAAAGATTTGTCTTTAGGATCAGCGGCTACATCTTTTTTTAGTTGTGTATTAGTCATAGTGATTATTTTTTGGAAACATTCTAGATTTGAATCTTTAAGAATATTTAAAAAATATTTTACATCTTTCCAACTTCCATATGGAGTAAAATCTTTTTCTTGGTTAAATCCAACAAATTTTTCTAAAAGTATCATACCTGTTTCACAGTCGGACATAATTAATTTACTCAAAAATACTAATGATAAATTATATTCTCCTTTACCCTTATCAATATCTCTAGTTTGTAGGATAAAACGAATAAGAATTATTCTATATTCTTCTTCACTATTATTATAAAGTTTGATAAATTGATCTGCAAGTTTATTAGCCGTAGTGATATCGGTTCGTACTGTTTGAAAAAATAATTGTACTATTCCTTCTTGTATATTATCAAGATTCCACCCATATTCTTTATGCCCATTTTCACCGTAACGTGAGTTGCTAGCGTTGTCGAGTGCTGAAATCAAACTTGCCATCTGATATTATTACTGATATCGTGTTATCTTTAAATTGTTTTATATAAATTTAAAAAAGGTATTGAGTGGGGGTTCCGTCCCCCTACGACGGTTATGCGGCTGCGCCGCGGTGCTGAGTTTCTTTAAGTTGTTTTAGAATATATATTATTAAATAACTTAAATCGATTAAATAGAATTTCTATTTATTTAGAATTAATCTCTCAATTTCTCTCGTTGATTGCGTTTTTCTATTCTTATATGAAATCCTTGAAATATAGAAATTATTATACACTTTTCAATATACTGATATGAGAATTAAAAAAAGAATAAACGAGAGATTTTGAGAGAAAATAAATAATAAATACGGTTCTTCTTATTTAAGTTATTTAATAATATATATTCTAAAATAACTTAAAGAACCCGTCGTAGGGGGACGGAACCCCCACTTAAAGAAACTCAGCACCGCGGCGAAGCCGCATAACCGTCGCAGGGGGGCGGAACCCCCGCCACA